CTATTGCGCCGGCGGCGGTGCTGTCGTCGTGGGATTGGTGCCGGGAGCTGTGGGAGCGAGCGGGTCGGGTTGATGCACGGGCTGGGTCTTGTCGATCCAGCCGATGCTGAGAACGATGGCGACGAGGATGCCGATGAAGAGAATGCCGATGATGAGGGGACGAACTGCCATGTCGGATGCTTCTCCTTGTTGGTCGGAGCATTGCTGGATGATAACCGCCGCTGACGTCAAAACCGAGGCGGTCGAGCATCAGCAGCGGCATCTTTCTGCATGGTGGCCTGTCCGTGAGCCTGTCAGCCCTTCAGATGAATGCGCGCCGCGTAAAGCGCGATCGCCGCAGCGTTGGACACGTTGAGCGACTTGATCTCGCCGGGCATATCGAGCCGAGCCAGCGCATTCACCGTCTCGCGGGTCTTCTGACGCAATCCCTTGCCTTCGGCGCCAAGCACGAGAGCGACCTTATCGCCGGAGAAGGTGCCCTCGAGAGGAGCCGGGCCTTCCGAATCAAGGCCGATGGTGACGAAGCCGAGCTTGTGCAGTTCGCCAAGCGCATCGGCGAGATTGGTGATCTGTATATAAGGGATGAGCTCCAGCGCGCCGGAAGCGGATTTGGCAAGCACGCCCGATTCGGTCGGGCTGTGGCGCTGCGTCGTGATCAGCGCACCGGCATTGAAGGCGACGGCCGAGCGCATGATGGCGCCGACATTGTGCGGATCGGTCACTTGATCGAGCACCAGGATCAGCGGGCTGTCCTTCAGCGCTTCGAGGCGGCGCACGGGCAGGGGACGCGTTTCCAGCATCACGCCCTGATGGATGGCATCGGGGCCAAGCACCTTGTCGAGATCCTGCGGCGAAACCATTTCGAACGGTATGCCGAGTTTCTCGACATCGATCTCAAGGCGGGCCAGCGCGTTGGGGGTGACCGACAGCTTTATCTTCTTGCGCTCTTTGTTCTCGAGCGCGGCGCGCACCGTGTGCAGGCCATAGAGATGGACCTGGTCCGGAGCGAGTGCCGGCGGCTTCCAGTCGTCGCCGCCACGCTTGCGCTTCTGGAAGCCGGGAGTTGGAATTTCGCCGCGTTCGCGCTTGTTGTCGCGATGCGCACGACGCAGATTCGCGTAGTGCGTATCCTTGGCGGATTTTTCGTCGGAGGGCGGGCCCCCGGATTTGTTGTCTTTGCTCATGCCGCTTTATAGCGGTGGCATTTCTTTCCGCATAGGATTTCTTTGTCCACAGGGGCTTTCCATCGCCGATGACATTTTTCGCATATTTTCCATCGTCATCGTGTTGACATAGGCAACTCGGCCCGTCATATACGCGGCGCAGACCGAGGGGCGGCAACGCTTCGAAAGTCTAGCAGACTTGGTCTAACGATCCGGACGAAAAACTGGAGAGATGCCCGAGTGGTTAAAGGGGACGGACTGTAAATCCGTTGGCTCAGCCTACGTTGGTTCAAATCCAACTCTCTCCACCATTCGTCCTCGGATCGGACCAAACCCCGCGGGTATAGCTCAATGGTAGAGCAGCAGCCTTCCAAGCTGAATACGCGGGTTCGATTCCCGCTACCCGCTCCAATCTTTTCAATCACTTACACATACCGTCGTGTCACTCGTTTCACGTCATGTCACTTGCGCTTTTCGGCGCGGGCTTCGGCCACTATGCGGCTTTCTGCCAGACCGTCGCCTCGGCTGTAGCGTCGGGTCGTTTTCGTCGTGCTGTGGGTGGCCAAGTTTCCTGCCATTTCCAGCGAGCCGGTTGCCTCGACTGTCTCTGTGACCGCACCAGCCCGAGAATCCATCGACCACACGTTTGATGGAACGCCAGCCGCTTCCCGAACCTTTTTGAATTTCTCGGTGTAGCGGTTGTCCCAGTATGGCTTCCCATAGTCCTCGTCGATCACGACAGGGCCGATGTCAGGAATGCGATATGCCTTCAGCGCTTCCGCAACGAGCGGATAGCTCTTCAGATCGCGCGCTACCGCGGCGCCGGTCTTGCTCGTTTTGAGCGTCAGGATCATCTCCTTTGAGATGTCCTTGGCCATGAGGCCAGACCAGCGGAACTCCCCACCTTCTGCATGTGGCGCCCATTCGCCGATCACATCGATTCGGCGCAATGCCGTTTCGAACTTCACTGCCTCGACAAAGCCGATCGAGGGGCATTCAAGCTCTGCGCTCTTTTGCACGATCGCCAGGCACTGCTCATAGGTCATCACCACGTCGCGGGATGCTGGCTGCTCGAAGCGCATGTCTGACAGGATTGCTCGGGCCTCAGCGCAGCCGTGGAGACGTTCTCCTGCTCCGTAGGAGATTATCAGTCTCAGGAGCTTGATTGCGCCTGCTGCCCTCCTGTGGCCTTTCTTGCGCCAATCCGTGTACCAGCGCTTGAAGTCAGATGCGACGAGGCGATCAATCCGCCTTTTCCCCACGCTCTTGTCTAGGACGCGAAGGCTTGGTTCGTAGTCTCGGATCTTCGTCGAGTGCTTCACGGTGTGGAGCGAGCTCGTCTTGTCGTGCCGGTAGCATTTGATCAAGGCGCCGATAGTGCCGTCGAACTCGACCGGTAGCGTGAGATCGCGGATCTCTTCCTTCAACTGGTTGGTCAGGCGCTGGCACTCGGCCGATATCTGCTCGTCGGCTATCCCATCGGGCAGACGTATCGTTGAGAGGCTCTTCGATGAGCCCTTCACCGCTCTATGCGGGTTCCAGTAGTGGACAAGTGACCCGTCCCTATTTGCCCGGTACTGGTAACCGGGTCGATCAGTCCTCAAAGTTTTCTTCTCCATCTGGGGCGAGATTGCCCACAGGTAGGATGCGGGGCCTGCCACGGGTTGTGTCTACCAACTCGTCTTTGTGGATATCGGGGAAAGCGGTAACAACCAGAGATCGGATGTCGATCTGCACCGCCATCCCCTGGCTCTTGGCCGCGCGGAATATCCGCTCCATGTCGGCTTGCCGGAAGGCTGCTCTGGTCATTCACTGCCCTCCCTGTCCATCCGCTCGTTCTCGGCCTTCATCTTTTCATGGAGACGAGCAATGCCGCGCAGGCGTTCTCGTTCGTCGGTAAGCCAGCTCCATTTCTGGTAGGTAGCAATCTTCTGCACATGAGAACCGGAAACGTTGAACCGCCTGGCAATCTCGTTGTGTGAAACACCAGCCCGAGCGAGTGCGCGAATGTCATTGACTTGATCTGCGGTCAGCTTGGCCTTCCACGAATGCTCGCCGAGGAACATGGTGCCGTGCGCATATCGGTCGTTAGCGTTTTCGACGCGTGTTGCCCATCGGAGATGGTTCTTGTTCACACAGCCTTGGTCCCCCTTGCCGCAGGTATGGGCCGCCTGCAATTCAGGGTCTTCCGGCTTGCCGTATGCCAGAATGCAAACGAGGCGGTGCGCGCGGATATGCCGCCCTTCATAATGAGCCGATCCATAGCCGCTGCCATCGTAACCATATGGCCATATCAGGCAATCGTAGCCTTCGTAGGAGAGAACGGTAGTCTGGATGTATCGCAGCGTTTCGCCCTTGGTGATCCCGCCGCCGAGCGGGTCTCCATGCCGTTGCCACCGGCGATAGTGGCTCCTGCAATACCCGCGACCGTCTATTGGCTTTTCGCAACCTTCTATGCTGCACGGTCCGCTCATCCCTCCACCTCCGAAGAGCTGAGGGCGGCTTCGAGGGTCTTACGAACGGTTCGCGCAGTGACCTCGAAGCCGCAAATCCCAGCCAGCGTGAAGCGAGCCGCCTCGACCATCTCATCCGTCACCCGCAAACGCTCTACGGGCGCGGGGTTCTTTGCACTTTCTGCAAACAACTCGGCCGCTGCCGAAATACTCTCCGCCGGAACAACGGTCACGCGGTTGCAGTGCTGGCACACAGCTTTGATGATGGTCATGGCTGATCCTCCAGCTTGGCGAGGGCGGTCTCGGGATAAATCTGCACTGATCCGGGTTCACGCTCGCTTTCGACGGCATAGCCGATCGGCGTCAGTTCGGTGCTGTAGAAGCCGACGATGCGGCCCTGCCAGGATGAGCCTTTCGTCTTGCGGACACGGTCACCGAGCGCGAACTTGTAAGAACTCGTTACAAGTTCGCTTGACGCTTCAGTTGTTGCAGAGTTTGCAACAACTACTGGCGAAGAGTTGATGGCGGCTCGGAGGGCTACCGCGATAGCGTCAGTATGGTCGATAAGGAACTTGAGTACCGCAGCATTTTTGCCATAGGCGCGGATCGCCTCGCTGCCCTGCCAGTCTCTAGCCTCCCACGAAAATCCTCGATCCGTGCGTGGCATCGCATCAATCAGATCGAGTAGTTCTCGCAGTCGTTCGGACCCAACCAAACGCTCTGCGGGTGCTAGGTGGAAGGACTTCTCAAATTCCTTGATGATCCTGTCCAGTGCGCGAGAAGTATAGGCCTCTGCCTTCATGGCGTAGATGCCGCGCTCGACCTTTAGCTCCTCCAGAAGCCTGTTTTCAGCCGGCGTGATACCCACCGAAATATGTGTGGGCGGTGGGGCCTCATGTCGCTTGATGGCCGCATAGATATCCTCGATGACAGATGCGTCCTCGATAGCCCCGTCGAAAACCTCGTCCACGATCTTGCCGAGAAGCTCGCGGCTGATTGCCTCGCTCATATCACTTGCCTTTCTGCTGGGGAGGGGAGAGGTCATAGGCTCACCTCAAATGTGGCAGTCGACAAAGCTGACGTAGTGGTCAGCAGGGATCATCGTCAGAAGCTTCTGGAACTGCGCCGGCCAATCGTCGTCTTCATCGTGAGACACGCCGAACCATCCCATTTCGCCCTTTGCGCACCACTTGCCATCTATGACCGCGGCGTAGGAAGAAATCGGTGGGGCATCATTGATCCAATCATCGATCGTCTGATCTTCCTTCGCTTCGATCGAATTCCACGTATCCGCTTGATTGTACGCCGCTGCGAGTGCTCCACCTGGCTGCTGAGCCAGCCATTCGCTGTATTCCTGTCCGCGTGGCTTCGGTTCAGGAAGGCCTTTCCACAATTGGTGAGCCGATCTGTAGGCGCGGAAGCCAATCTCGAAATCAACAAGAGAAAGACCAACCTTCAAGCGCATCTCGTCAACCATCTCACGACGCTCGGCGACCTTGGCTGACTTTAGTTTTTCAAGGTCCAATTGACCCCAACGTGCGACGTTACCGACGTCCGTCCACTTACGCTTTGGCCTTTGCCGTCGCAGCCATTGCATGAATATTCTGGATTCATGGTCCGCTGCTGGCGACCGATATCGTCGTTGCGCTTGCCTGTGCCATCGCACAGCCAGCAGGCTTCCATGTTGGCCGGATCCTTCTCGGGGTCGTAACCAGCCGCAAGCCGTCCGCTGTAGCGGCCACCAAGTTGCCAGTAATCCCATGTCGCGTTATGGTTGGTCCGATCAACGCAGCGGATGACATTGCCGCTCTCGTCCACGAGAATATGACCGAACTTGTGTGTGTCTTTCGGATCGATCTCGTCTTCGCTCTTGGCAATCTTCCAGCCGTAGTAATCCGAAGCCCACTCGCCGAAGCTCATGAGTTCGCTTGAAGGAACCTCGACCTTTGTGAAGCCTTCAGGGATGAACTCTTTCCGGCGAGAGCCGACGAAACGATCATCATCGGGCTGAGAGAACTCCGGCTTCCACTCTCCGCGTTCATCGAAGCGATTGTGCAGATTGCCTTCAGCATCGCGAAGTCGGGTTTCCGTGTCTTCGGCAAATCTAGCCTTTGCTTCATCGGTCTTATCGACATCGACGACATATTCATCGTTGCGGCCGGTGCTTTCAAACTCGTGCCAAGGTGCCAACACCTTCGTAAGGACTTCTTCAGTGGGAAATTCGGGGGTGACTACAAAAACGGAAAAATGGCTCATCGTCTCGTCTCCTGTATCGGCGCGTAAAGCTGGGCGGGTGGCAAAATCGTCATAGCGTGTCCCTCGAAGGAAGGCGGTCATTGGCGGCGAGGCCGGAAAGTATCCTCGACGTTGCGCGGTCGGTGGCCTCGTATTCTTCGTAGTCGCTCCATAGGCCGAACAAGGTGTTGGCCAGCTCGTGCGGGTTGATGCCTACGGAGCTCCAGTAGGCCGTTTCGTTCATGGAGTGCTGGCGGGTGTGCTCTGCCTCACATAGAGGAAGAGCGAAGCGGTCGGGTGCCTTCGTGCCTTTTCCCCGGCCATAGTGACCATGCCATGGAGACGCGAACGAGACGTGCGCCGCCTGGACCGTTGACTGACCGGTCACAACGCAAGGCAACGTGTGTATCCAAGACAGGTAGCCTTTGCGCTTCTGGGGGCGTCGGGCTGGGATCGGGTTGAGTGGGCGTGGGGCAATCTGGAAAGCCATCAGCCGATCCTCGCCATCAAAGCCGCGATCCCCCGCATCATCTTCTGCACGGTGGTCTCGCTCCTCGGGCGAGTGTTCATGCCCTTGGCGGCTATCTCGCGCTGAAGCTGCTCAACGGTTGCCGCTACCTTTTCCCGGTGGGCTATCGTCGTCGATCGAGCGTGAGGGTTGGCTCGGAGGTATTCGGAGGCGGTTCTCATGCTCGCCACTCCCATTGATGCAGATAGCCGACAAACTCACGCCTGCCGTAGCGCTGTTGGAACCATGCGAGCATAGCGGCGTAGTCCTCGAAGCCATCGAGGCGTGCGAATTCGTCTTGATTGCGGGGTAGGCCTTCAGTTGATCCGAGCGTGATGCCAGTTTGGCGGATGGCGATGTAAGTGACGAGCGTGCAGACTGGATCGTCGGCCGTCAGCTTGCGGCACTCCGCAGTGCGCTGTCCGGTGTAGAGCTGGATATGGTCGCCGACCTTGGCACGGCGCGTCTGGCGTATCGTCTGGCGCTTTTCGCGGCGCTCTACGGGGCCGGCGAACTCGGGAGCGAAGTTCAGAGCAACCATTATGTGGACCTCCGATCGCGATAGTCCCGCCACCTGAGATATTCCATGAAGGTCATGGATCCGTCATAAGCGAGGAAGTCGAGGTAGCGCTGCTTGCTGCGCGAGACCTTAGGAGGAGCAGGGCTCTCCGCTACGGCGGCGCGCTTGCCATCATCGGTGACGGAGAAGGCATCCATTCCGCCGAACATCTCGACCGCTGGATATCGCTTCATATAGCCGAGGCCGACAAGCTCCATGCAGAGCGGATGGTCGACACTGCCTTCGCCGGTCACAAAACGATTTCGGTAGAAGGTGCCGCGTCCGTACTCGTCGAGGCCTAGCGAGTGCTGGAGAATGTGGAGAAGCTTCGGGTTCATGCCGCGCCCCCCTCTTTCTCTACAATCTTGAAGGTGATGGAATTGAGCTGAGATTCGACAGCAGCGCGGAACTTGTCCTTGTCAGGAACTCCACCTGCTTCAATCACGGCTATGGATGCGATCGTCCAGGCGGAGCGGATCAGCATGTTTGCTACGATCGATGTAGCTTCGCGAGTGGACTGGCCGGCAGTGATAAACTCGCCAGCCTGATCGAAAGCGAAGTCGTCGATGATCTTCGCCATGGTCGGGATGCGGGCGCGGGCCTTTTCGGTCGGTTCAATTGTTTCGGCGTCAGTCATGCGGTTCTCCGATCGTTCGCGCCATCGTGGAATCCGCCACGGATGGTCTCGGTCAGGTGAATGCCGTTCGTGTCGCAGAAGGCGATGGCGTAGGTGATGAGGCTGGCAGCGCGGCCGACAGACATGCGGGACGTGCTTTCTCGGATGTTGACGAACTCGTTTTCGAGGCCGGGAACGATCTCGACTTCGCCGGCCGTCGCGACCGTGTGGCCAGAAACCAGCAAGACCTTCCATTGATCGGCGCTGCGACGCTTTCCAGCCCACGTCATCTGCGATCGGGCTATGTCGGTGCAGATCGCGTGGAACTTGGCGTTTTGATCGCCGGTCCGGTTCTTCGGGCCTACCGAAACCGCGCTGCCTTCATCGGCAGCAGCGATAGCGGCGATGGCGTTCTCGCGAACTCTGTCGTTGATGAGGATGAAACGCTGGTTCCGGCTTGCCATGGTCAGCCCGCCATCAGCAGTTCGGCGTCGATTTCCATCGGCGCTGGCTTATACAGCCGATCGAGTTTGGCGACGGTACCGCGGACCTCGTTCATGAAACTGACAACCTCGCGCTCAAGCATGCCGATGTAGACGTCATCGCGCTGAACCCGCTTGCAGAAGAACTGCAGGTGCTCCTCGACGCGCGGATCAAAAGACACGAAATCGCACCATGCTCGGCCCGTGCAGGCCATCTGCCACTGCATTTGAGGGATGTATTCTTCCGGAACCTCTTGGCTGAGAAGCGTCTCGATGTGCGTCTCAGTTTTGGGGCACTTGATTTCCAGCAGCCCGTCGGATTCCGAAAGACCGTCGGGGGAGGCGCCACTATCACCGACTGTCGGATGCAAGATGAAACCGACTTCCTCGACCACGGCCGCACGGTTGAAGACGTAGGCTTCGCGCGCCTCTGCTTCAGTTTCGGTGCCCCAGCGCATCTCCTTGCTGGTGTAATTTTCGGCTGACTTTCCTGTCAGGCGCTCGACGACGAGCTGCTTGGCGTATGCTTCCCTAGTGGCAGCGTACGCGCCCTTGGCGGTCTTGTTGATTAGGTCAGCGATCCGTGACGCCGTCGTCTTTCCTGCCCGCGCCTGAAACCACTCGTCAGTTCCCTGGATGATCTTATCCATTGGCCTGTCCCTTTTTCTCGGAGATGACCTGGATACGACGACGAAGAGAGTTGACCACCTCATTGAATTTCGAGGCGTAGATGTCAGGGATGGCTTCAACCTTCCAATGCTGGCAGAACTGGTCGATCTCCAATTCGGCCTTCTCGATCAGGTCGCGGATGACGGATGCTTGGGCGTCGGTGATCGTCGAGACATCAGCCGGCTCATCCGCAGGCGCATTGCCGTCGCGATCGTCTCCCGTCGAGATGTTGAACAGCATGCAGAGCAGGTAGCGGCGGCCATAAGTGGCGGTGCTGCCGAAGGCCTGCGTTCCAGTCTTGTTGACGCCGCCCTTCGCGCCAGCGCCATCAACCGGGATCGCGCCGATACCGTTGCGGACGTAACCGCCAGCGTGGGAGATTTCCCACTTGATCAGCAATTCGCCGAGCTCGTTGTAACCGTCAGGCTGGAAGGAGACGCCAAAGCCGTGATTGTAGATGACCGGCATGGCCTGCTCTTCGATAGCCGCCAGATCGGCATATCGAGACCGGGTGTGCGTGTTGTTCCGGTTCTTGGTGACGACCGGGATATCCTTCTGGCAAGCCGACATGGCGGAGAAATAGGCCGTCTTGGCCTCGTACTCGCGATCCTCCCGGAGCTGCTGGCGCTGCCGGTCCTCCATCTGGTACTTCATGTCCAGCATCTTCTCGAGGCGGTCGATCGGGATGTTCGGATCCATGGCGATACGCTCGATCATGGCGACCATCGGCGCATCGTTGGCCGGAACCAGCTTGGCGTCGGACTGCAATGCGATTTCCTGCTTTACTGCAGCGCTCATGGCTTTCTCCTCAATACTGAAGGGTGACGTTCGGGACGAGGCCGCGAACGAGGTGGCCGACGATGGCCTGTGCCTGCTCGGTCGTGATGCCGGAGCATTCGACGAGTTCGGCGACGATGTTGTTGTTGACCTGCTTGCGATGGGCCTTGTCAGCGTCACGGCGGCGCTGTTCCGCCTCTTCGTCTTCCTTGGCCTTGGCTATCCGCTGGCGCTCTGCTTCAGCCTTCCGATCAGCTTCGGCCTTTGCCTCTTCGATCTCACGGGCGGCTTGGACCTTCGCTTCTTCGGCTCGGCGCTCGGCGTCGGCGATGCGCTGGGCGGCATCACGAGCGGCTTTCTCGGCGGCATCCTTGGCTGCCTGCTCTAGCTCCGCCTTGCGCTGCTCTTCAGCCAGGCGCTCGTTCTCGACACGCTCAGCCTCACGGCGCTTCGCCTCTTCAGCCGCAGCGATATCCGCTTTTTCCTGCTCAAGCTTGGCCTTGGCCGCGCGAAGCTCTTCCAGTTCGCGTGCGTCGGCTTCCTGCTTCTCGGCCACCGCGATCAGTCGGGTGAGGGCAGCGGCGGCGTCGGACTTGGCGATGGCGGCACGATCCTCGAATTCTTCCCACGAAGCATCGACGAGTGTGCCCTCGACAGTCGACAGGGCTGTCCGCAGAAGTTCGGACGGCTGCCCCGGTGAAATGGAGATCATCGCCAGCAGCGCATCCAGAGCCGCTTGATGCTTGTCGACGCGCGCCTGTTCGGCCGTCTCCCAATCGGTGAGGGGCTTGCGAACGCTTGCCTGAAGCTGCTCTAAGCGTTCTTCGATCTTGGTACGAGTAGCGTTCACCTTCTTGGTGTTCTCGCGCCATTCACCGGTCAGCGCCAAGCCCTGCTTGTCCAGCGCCACCTTCGTCTTCGCGATCTTGTGGGCGAGGGACTTGATTGCATCGCGACCCGCCTTCGTCGTCAGGTCAGGCTTATGCTCCTCGACCTTCTTCAGGATCGCGTCATAGAGCTTGTCGAATTCCTTCTCGTCGGTGAACGTGGCAACGCTCGGGACGGTCGGCAGGACAACAATCAGATCGGTAGAGGCGGCTTGATCAGCCATGTGGAATGTTCTCCTGATTTTCGAGTGCTTGACGATGAAGCCGCTGGTCGGCATGGGACAAAGCCCAAAAGCCGGCGACGGTGAAAAGGATGATCACGACCACTGCCTGATTGAGGCCGGCGATCATGCGACGGCGCTCGGCCTCCATCTTGGCGTTGATGGCCTTGGCGCGATCGACGAAGGACTGGGCGGCTTCGAGGTCAGAAGGGGAGGTCACGATCGAGATCCCTTTCTGCCCGCTTGGCGTCGGCGGCATCGTCGGCAGCATGTTCAAGCTGCAGTTCGGCCTCTTGCATCAACCAGTCAGTGAAGCCCTTCTCCATTGCGAACATGTCGCCAATCTGAGCGGGGATATTCACCTCGTCCTTGCCGTTGAAAAAGCGAATGTCTTGAACCTCGACGCTTGGTTCCTCGCCGGGTTCTGTCAGCGTTTGCTTGCAGCCTGGGTGAACGGTGAAGGTCACGACCATCGCGATCTCGATCTCGGTACCGCAGTCCCAGCCGTTGATGCCGACTATCTGTTCTGCGCGATACTGGCGGCTCATGCTGCCCTCCCAACCGTACGGAACACGTCACCAGCCCGGCCACCATCAAGGACGCCCCGCAGGTCATCCATGGCCTTCTGAATGGTGTCGGGGAAGGAAACGACACCTCCCTCGGCGTCGTCCTTGAAGTGTGAGAGGTACGCGATCGCGGTCGCGAGACCCATGCGGAGATGTGAGATCTGTTCGCGCTCAGTCATTGTGAGATCCTCAAGCGTAAAGCTGGTCGGCGTCGGTGACGCCCATGATTTCGCGGGCATAGGCGTAGTGGTCGGCAACACCGGCACGAGCGCCGCGCAGCCAGCTGGGGCCGCGAAAGGCGTTGGCCTTGCTGTTCACGTAAACGAAGCCGAGAGCGCCCATGCGCTGGGCTTCTATCGCCATGTACTGGTTACGGTCGGAGAGGGTGCGGGCGCTGTTCCAGCGCAGGTCGCGCTTGCTTTGCTCGGTGCTGATTGCTGACTGGTACATTGCTCATCCTCGTCGCCGGTGGCGTTTCGTTGATGAGGCGATATTACCCAAAGTGGGGAATAATGCAACCCCAAAATGGGGAAGATTTGATTTGGCGCTAAAAAACCCGCCAAAACTGGCGGGCGTGGCATCCCAGACTTAAGAAATCGCTGGTGGCTACTTTGCTACGTATTCGGCGATTGTGAATGTGAGCCCAGCTATAGCCAGACCCACGCCTATCACCGTCGCAACCATCCCCCAAAGCCCGTTTGTCGTTGGCAGGGTCCCAGTTCTTTCCAGCAGGCGATCTAGTTTCCCGTCGATGCTTTCTAGCCGCTTTTCGATAAAGTCGGCCCGAACCTCAAGCTTGGCTATGCGCTCCATTGCGTCTCCTCTGGGAGGTTCTCCTCCCTGGTAGATGGCCCGGACATTTCGAGCGGTAGAGCCTGGATGATAGTTGTCGTTTCCTGCCATTTCTAGCTCGTTTTCAGATTTGTCTGAATCATACTGACGTTGTGGTGGCGAACAAACCCGCAGGATTCGCACGTCAGGGTGATCACCGGAATGGCAGGCGCTTGGCCAAAGTGGGCTCTGGTATCAAACGGGATGTACGCGATGCGGGGGACATTAGGAGATCCCGTATTTTCGTAGATCCAGCTCCGAGTGCCGCAGAACGGGCAATTTGCGTTACCGGTTTTGTCTGCAATATAGGCCAAGACGTCCCGCAGATTTTGCTCGCTGAGGCCGTCGTCTGCCAGGTTGTTCCAGAATTCTGCTTCGTGATCCGTCATGCCAGGCCAAGCCTTCCTTGGATCCCTCCAGCGCGCTCAACCTTCTTGACCTGCAGGCGAGGGATGGCAGCGAATATTTCCCCGATCCAATCCAAGCTGACATTCTCGATCGGAGCTGCGTTGAACGACATTAGGGTGATGGGCGATCCCTTCATGACTGTTTTCAGAAAACGCCGGCCGTCTGATGTCCTCACCGCTGCCTCTTCACCAAAGAATGCGTGGAGCGGGCGCTTCTGCTCGGCGTAGACGATCAGCACATGCCCATCCTTGTAGACGGGAAGCATGCTGTCGCCACGAACCTCGAGCGCGATCATGTCGTCAGGAAGGGGAAAGGGGACGTGGATCTGATCGAGGCCTTCCGGCGGCACCTGCTCGAACTCTGGCATGATTTCCGAGCCCGCGCCTATGTATCCCATCAACGGAACGACATTGTCATCCATATCCTCGATCACGTCAGCAGGCCTTACGCCGAACGCCTTGGCCGCCTGATTGATATAGTCGACTGTAAGGCGGCGCTCGCCCCGTTCCAGCTTGATGAACTGGCTACGAGACACGCCCATCTCTTCTGCGGCTTTTTCATGTGTCCAATTACGCTCTTCGCGCAATACTTTAAGCTTGTTTCCCATAGCGGGTAAGATTGCAAAATCAGCCATTCACTGTCGCGCCCCATTTTGGGGTTGCAAATGTTCCCCACTTTGGGTAAGTTTGCAGCATGAAGCTCGCACAGTACCTCACCGACAAGAATATCAGCCCTGAGCAGTTCGCTGCCGAGATGGGCGGCCTGTCTGTTTCCGGTATCCGGAAGTGGATGTACGGCGAGCGCGTTCCGCGCCCCGACCAGTTGCGCAAGATCGCCGAGGTTACCGGCGGTCTCGTCGAGCCTAACGATTTCATCTTGTCGGAGGCTGCCGCATGAGCGCGGCCCGCGACCCTGTTTCCCAGAAGCTTACCCGCGAGGTTGGGCGCTCGCTTAACAAAGAAAAAGGCGGGTCGCCCGAAGACGCCCGCCAAGGAGTTTTGTCGATGCTCAATGTAAAACAAAACACGCTTCCGTTCAACCTTGATGCCCTTCTTCACCGAGGTCTTAACGAGGTTTTCACCGTAACTATGAACGTGACGCCTGCTATCGCAACTTATTTCATTGATCGTAACGCGGACAATCGCCCCGTTCGATGGAAGGGAATTCAGCGGTCGGTAGACGCATATGCCGCCGCCATGGTTCGCGGCGAGTGGATACTGAACGGCGAGCCTGTGATTATCTCGCGCGAGGGGCTTCTCAATGACGGCCAGCACCGTCTCCATGCGGTTGTTGTAAGCGGAATCGTTGTCCCGATGCAAATTACGTTCGGCGTCGAGCGCGACAGCCGGCATACTGTTGACCAAGGCGCTAGCCGAACTCCTGGAAACATTCTCGCAATGCACGGCGAGAAGAATACCAACCAGCTCGGTCACGCTCTTCAGTTTGTCTGGTGCTACGATGGAGAGCGGGTATTCGGCTACCGCCCAACGACCAAACAGCTCCTCGAAACCCTCAATTCTAATCTGGGAATGCGTGCAGCGGTGACGGATGTCGGCCTTTTGTGCCGTGAGTTTCGCGTCTCCCCGGGGTACGTCGGTGCGGCCTATTATGTGTGCAGTCGGCAATACCCAGAGAAGGCTGAAGAGTTCCTCGACGGTGCCGCAACCGGCCTCAATATCAGCGAGAAGGGTAGCCCGATCTTCCGTCTTCGTAAGCGGTATCAGGACCATGCGTCCAAGCGCGAGACGCTCCCTGCCATTGAGCAGGCCGCACTCTTCATCAAGGCATTCAATACATTCCGTCGCAACAAGACTGTTGGAAACCTCGTCTGGCGCCGAAACGGTGCTGCGGCCGAAGAATTTCCGGTCGTGGGGCAATAACCGATGGGCGCTCAAGAGAGAAAAATCCAGTTCATGGACCTCGACGTTATTGAGGTTCATGGACGCCTGCGAGCGACAAAGAGTGATGCTGTCGAAGCTATCGCCGCCTCGATGTCGTCTATCGGTCTGCGCACGCCTATTTCGGTTCGGTACTTCGAAGAGCGCCCTGACAATATTCCAGATGGAGACACGGTGGACGCCTTGGTCTTGTTGACCGGCGCCCATCGCCTTGAAGCGGCTAGACGCTTGGGCTGGGATAAGATCGAATGCTTCGTTCACTATGAGGGTGACGAGATTGACGCCCAGCTCTGGGAAATTTCTGAGAACCTTCACCGCGCGGAACTTACTGCACTTGAGCGCGACGAGCAGGTTGCGCTTTGGGTGAAACTGAATGCGGAGAAACTGGCTCAACCTGAGGCAGTTTCCGGAGGCCGCGGAAACGTCGGCGGTGTTCGCGCTGCCGCCCGCGAGCTTGGTATCGAAAAGGAAGACGCTCGCCGCGCTGTAAAGGTCGCAGGCCTTTCCGATGAGGCGAAGGCTGCAGCTCGCGAAGCTGGTCTCGACGATAACCGGTCTGCACTCCTTGCCGCTGCCAAGGCAGATAAGGAAAAGCAGGCATCGGTCATTCGTGATTATGCCGAGCAACGCTCTTCCTCTGCAAACAAAATAGACGCCGACGTTAAGGCCCGTGCCGCCAGAGAGGTAGCGGAGATGATCGCCGAACATGTCCCCGGTGAGTGGTGGGATGCGATCAAAGCTAACCTCTACGCGGCGAAGGATGCCGCGAAGATAGCCAACGAACTCACCAACATTACAGGTCAATCGATCATGGACAGGAGGTTCGCATGAGCTCGACCATCGATGTTGCGCGCCGTGTTCAGAGGCGAGCCGTTCGTTTCGCGACGTTTCACTGCTGCCCTGCATGCAATCGGGTTCTCTCAATTCCGGAAATCATTGAGCGTCACTGCGAGCGCTGTGATGCGCCGATGCAGCCGACAGAGGTGAGGGAGCGCGCGGCATGACCACCATCACCATCGCCTTGATCGGCTGGCTTCTGATGCAGATCCCTCTCGGCATCCTTCTAGGCAAGGCACTGAAATACCGACTTCGAAATTGACGGCGCGGCACCCCTGGCGACGTCACGGCCCCGGGTCTTCGACCTCCTCCCCGAAGACCCGGGGCACCTGGATGCGGAGCCTGCTGTTTCTGACGCGCAAGACTACTGCGCTCACAGCATGGCCAAGGTCAACGAAGGGAGCTGGTGCCGAGGGCGGCTCGACACCAGCAGCAGAGCCGGGAACTGCGGCGGAATTGGCTCTGCGAAACGGAATAACGGTTGGCCCAGGCGGACCGGAGACGGCGGGCGAAAGCCCTGCAAGGCGATCACCGCCGTCTTTCTTGTCGATTTGATTGTCCTTCGACTTCATCGGTCATGCTCCCTGAACAAGAGCATCCAACCACAAGGGTCGTCGGAATAATGCGGAAAAACAGTAGGAAAAATCCGAAAATGAGTACGGTCGATTTTTGCCAGTCAGCTTTGAGAGAGCGTATCGCGCCGAGGACGGTCGGCAGCGTGAAGTCGCGCATTCACACGGCAGCGCGAAAGCTCGGCTGGTCTTCATCCAGAACAAAAGACGTTTGGTACGCCGACCCGCGGGTGTCAATCAGCGCCGAAGAACTGCGGGAAATCGAGGAAAAGTCGGGGATCAGATATGGCCGAGAAGAAGCACGAGAACTGGACGCCGCCATCAGCCGGGCCACTGAGCTCTTGGTGGAAATGCAAGCGCATAGCCCTCGGACGCTCGCTCATGCGCTCGTCGAAGCAGCTCGCATATTGGCTGGCTCCAGAGCTTAAGGAAGAAGAGCGATGAGCGTCTACTTCATGCAAGAGCAAGGTGGCAAAGGACTGATCAAGATCGGATTTTCTGATCTCCCAGATCGGCGCCTTTCGACTGTTCGCAAAGATGAACCGAACGACGTCACCATTCTGGCGGTCATCGATGGTGGCCGCGAAGTGGAGCGCTTGCTGCATTCTCAGCTGTCGAGTGACCGTGTTCGTGGGGAATGGTTCAATCCGACCCCCGCAGTGCTGGCGATGATTAAAGCAGCACAGAGCGTGTCTTCTCCGCGCCGCGGGAAAAGCCTGAATGTGGCTTACGATGAAACCGCCGAAGATATCCGGATCGCCTATGAGCTGATCCATGAAATCCTCTTCCACCTCGCTGATGGGCAATCGAAATTCGCCGCGCTCGAAAACATCGTCGCTCCTCGAATGCAGGCCATCAACCCCATGTGGACAGCTCGCCGGCTGCGCGGCCTCTACGGCAAGGAAAACTCCAACATACCGCATTGGGTAATTCGAAATCTCACCGAGTTGGTTGAGGGGCTGCGGGACAAGGGCGCGACTTGGGCTGAATGGATCTGCCCGGAACTGGCGGAGGATGAAAAGTGAATGTGGCTCTACGTCCCGAACACCTCAACATTCTCTCCATCTGCACAGGCGGAGCTGGCCTCGATACCGGCGTCGAGCTGGCAATTCCAAGCGCTAGAACAGTCTGCATGGTGGAGAGGGAAGCCTTCGCGGTCGCGTCACTGGTGGCAGCGATGGAACAAGGGCTCCTTCATCCAGCTCCTGTGTGGAGTGATGCCCGAACCTTCAACGGCCGCGCTTGGCGTGGCGCAGTTGACGGCCTCATTGGTGGCATCCCGTGCCAGCCCCATAGCCTTGCCGGCCGAAAGCAGGGCAGCAACGACGCCCGAGACCTCTGGTCAACCGCGCGCCGCATCATTGTCCAGTCCGGAGCATGGTTCGTCGTCATTGAAAACGTCGGCGGAATGCTCGCGGCGGGGTCTGACGAAATCGCTGGCGCGCAGCGCGTATTCCGAGACCTTCACAAGCTTGGTTTCGAGACTGAGGGAGGATTGTTCACGGCGGCAGAAGTCGGCGCGAGCCATCAGCGCGAACGCATCTTTATCGTCGCAGTGGCCGACCGCAACAACCAGCAACGGCGGGGACAACACAAACTCGGCGGCGGTACGCGATCGAGGGCATGGGAACAACCTGATCGGGATTGCGTCGGCCTGGCCGACGCCTACGGCGAACGATTGGAAGGGATCGGGCCCGACGCTGGAGCGCAAAGACGGGCAGATGCGCGGCGATCGGTTGGACTATGCAACGGAACAGCTATGGTCGACGCCGAGAGCGTCAGACGCGGAGAAAGGCGGGCCGAACCAAAGCTTCGGCGCGGGCGGTCAGCCTCTTCCGTCACAGGCGGCGCAATGGGCGACACCGAGAGTGTCGTCGGATCGGACCTCATCGATCGCGATGGAAAGGCCGGACAGCGTGTCGTCGCTCTCGATCGCCCAGCAGGCGGAAATGGTCATGGGCGAAGTGCCTCGGGAGATCTATCTCGTGAGCGAGAAGACGCAACGCCGTCTTGGGTTCGACCCCTCTTCGCTCCGGGGCCAAGTGACCTATCCAGTTGGAGCGACACTCTCGCATCCTCGCCGGAGCTTGAACCCGCTTTTCGTCGAGTGGCTGATGGGTTGGCCTCCCGCATGGACATTGGTCGCGTGGACCGACTTCGCATGCTCGGCAACGGAGTTGTCCCTCTTCAAGCAGCGTATGCGCTCCGCACTCTTGTCACTCGGCTTGCCGCACGAGGCTCCGCCGGCGCAGCTCGCCTTGTTCGGATGATGGAGATCGCATGACCGACGCCCTTTCCGAACTCCGCGAAGAAATCACAGTCCAGACCGATATCCGTGACGGCCTTTCGGCCCGCATGGCCATCCAAGACAACGGCTACCAGCAGCACAAGCTCAGATGCGTCACCCGCACTCTCGATCGCCTCAAGCGGTCGCTGGCAGCGCATGAGAAAAAGGGGGAGGTGGCATGACACCTTGGAAGCGAAAAGAGGTGATCGGCGACTGCACCCTGTATCTCGGCGACTGCCTTGAGGTGATGAGCACGCTCGAACCGGTCGACCACGTCATCTCGGACCCGCCTTACGAAGACGAATTGCACAAAGCTATCGGCCGGATTCGCCGGAACGATGGTCGTGAGATGATACAGGACTTGGGGTTCGAGGGCGTCAATGCCACCAGAACCGATATAGTCAAGCATGCTGTTCGACTGTCGAAGGGCTGGGCAATCCTCTTCACACTAGCTGAAGGCGTCAGGGCGTGGCGTGATGAGCTACAGTCGTGTGGCGCTAAGTATGACACTTGCTTGGCTTGGGTTAAGCCAGACAGCACCCCAAGAATGAACGGGCAGGGGGCCGCTAGAGGCTTCGAATGTGCCGTTACAGCTTGGTGCGCGCCTGGATATCGCTCTTGGAACTCTGGCGGCAAGCGGGGCATTTACACCCACCTTACGAACCATAGAGATCGAGACGGCCGGCACCCGACAGAGAAGCCATTGCCGCTTATGCTTGAGCTGGTCGACGACTTCACCAAGCCACGGCAAGTCATCTTAGACCCGTTCATGGGTTCTGGAACCACTGGCATCGCCTGCCTCAAGCGCGGGCGCCACTTCATTGGAATCGAAAGAGACGAGAAGTTCTTCGATGTGTCCTGTGAGCGCCTAGAAAAGGCCAGCCGCCAGGCAGACATGTTTGTCGAGAGAGCGCCGCCGCCAAAGCAGGAGGCGCTGCTATGAATGCGCTCGAGTGGTTTAGATCCGGTCATGACTACATCGAGATATCCAACCTCCTCGGCATCTCAGAAGCCCAGGTAGAGAAAGACATTCACCAGCTACGTGAAGAGGAAATCCCTCTTGAGCGCCGCCGTGCTTATGGCCGCGACTACATGCGCCGGCAGAGAGCGGAGGGGCGGGCATGACCGAAACCATGAGCCGGGAAGAGTATCTGGCCGCCGTCGCCAAACCAAAGCGGGGCAACAAGTTCCAAGCGAACCGTCGTCGACGGCATCACCTTCGACAGCAAGCGCGAGGCTGAGGTCTATGGCGACCTGAGGCTCCTCGAACAGGCGGGACGCATCAGCGGATTCGTGCGCCAGCGTAAATTCGAACTGATCGTGAATGGCGTGATCATCGGAAATTACCGGTGCGATTTCGCCTTCCTCGACCACGACCAGGACGGGCGGCTCCGCGTCATCGACGTGAAGGGCGTCATAACCCGAGACTTCCAGCGTGTCCGGAAGATCATCAAGGCGGCATACAACATCGAAGTGGAAATATGGAAATGAGCAGGATCAGGTCTATTCATCCTGGCTTGCTGAGCGACGAAGCGTTCATGACGCTCACTGTCGATCAGCCCGTCGCAATCCCGTTGCTCCTCGGCCTCTGGATGGAGGCAGACGACGACGGCGTGTTTGAATGGAAGCCTCTGACCATCAAGGCGAAGACGCTGCCGGCTCCTCTGGTGGACATCAATTCGCTCCTCGAACTGCTGGTCAGCCTGAACTTCATCCGAAAATTCGAGGCGTCAGGCAAGCCTTATGGGGCAATCAGGAACTTTAAACACTGGCAAAGACCGAAGTTGCCGAAGGTGAAGTGGCCGAAAGGTGACGGAATCGCCGCTTATGTCGGCTCTAATTCCCCAGCACTTCCCCAGTCCTTACCCATCGATGGAGAAATCTCTCCGCAGAGGGAGGAGGTAGGAGGGAAGAGGAAGGAAGAAAAACCGAAAAGTGGTTTTTCTTCTAGCGCTCGCGCGCCGAAAAAAAACGATCTCGACATCATCAGGGAGAAGTTCATCGATGCGTGATCTCATCGAACAGGACAAGTTTGACCGCCTTCCAGAGCGGTACCGCCAGCGGGCGAGGCAGATCGCGCAGCGTGTCGGCGAGATCGACCAGATGCTCAAGCGCTGCCAGCCCCCGGCGATCATGGACGCTGCAATCCGCCTTCGTGGCCAGTTGCGGCCGCAGCCGGATATCGAGATCGGCAACTTCACCGACGAGTTCCGCCAGGCCTGCATTGATCTGCCGGAATGGGCAGTGTCCGAGGCCACGAATGATTTCCTCAGCGGCAGGGTGGAGAACCATACCGGTCAGTTTATGCCGACCTGTGCCGAGTTCGCTAAGCATGCTCGCTCCATCATCGCCCCGTTCCTCGGTGAGCGAGCCGGCCTTCGTCGTGAAGCATCCATGCTCTTCGAGCGAGCCGAGGATGAGCGCCGCCGCGACCAGATAGCGATCGAGCGTGCCAGACCGGGCCATCGGGAGTGGGTGCGCCAGCTCGCCAAGTCGGTGACGGCTGGCGCTCCCGCCATCTCGTCCAAGCCTCACAGCGCGATCGACGAAGAGACACAGGCCCGCCTCGACGCATTGAAGGCGCCAATCCACCAACCCCCATCAAAGCTTTCCCAAACGAGTATTGTCAGGAGTGCGAAACGATGATCGTCACAGCAAGAGAGTTCACAAGCGAGGCAGAGATCCAGGCGGCGGCGATTGCGGTTCATAGCCGATGCTTCAATCCGAAGGTGAAGGTGGCGCCGAAGATCGAGGCGTCACCGAAGCCGGCGCCGGTCATCCGCTTCTTCGCCAAGCAACTTCCGATGTGGGAGAGCGGCATGCTGACCTTCGACGCCCATGTCGTCGCCTTCAAGACATGGCACGCCGTCAGCACGTTCTCGATGTCCGGGACAGCACGCCAGTCGGGCGATTTGGATTCTGCCGGTCGCCGCACCATCGAGGCGATCGTCAGCGAGGTTTTGACCCGTTACCCCGGCGCGACGATCGCGATGATCCGCAGCGGACGCCGGCCGCGCGCCATCACCGAACCCCGGCAGCTCGCCATGTACGAGGTCTATTCCCAGCGTCCTGATCTCTCCCTGCCGATGATCGGCAGATGGTTCCGCAAAGACCATACGACGGTCCTTCATGCCATCCGGAAGATCGAGAAGATGAAGGGCGAAGGAGCATGAAACTGGTCGGTTACGAAGCCAAGGCTTTCTCAGCGTGGAAAGACACCGCTGAGGATTTCGACATCATCAGCTTCGCGACGGTAGCGAAGCGGGCTGAAATGGATATTTCAAAGGTCCGCCGCGCCGTAAGGGGCTTGGCTCGGAAGGGTCTCGCGAAGTTTTGCCAGGTTTCCTGGACCGATGAAGGCGAGCCCCACGGCGCAGGTTATGGGCTGACGAAGCAGGGCCGAGAGCTGCTGACAGCGCAGGAAGGCGGTGAGGCATGAAGGGCTTCGCTCACATCGACTTTGACGCTGTCGCTCCCCTTCATCCAAGCGATAAGGTTGCGGGCCGGGTATCGGCGAGGGGAGAGCATTTCGAGTGGTCGCCAGCCCCGCACCACACCCACTCGGCCGACCCGATCCCTGTGCGGCGGCCGTTCGAGGGGGAGTTGAAGCAGGCATCGTTCGTTGACCTGACTGGGGTCAAGATGGCCCGCCTGACCGTCATAGGCATCGCTGCGGAAATCGTCTCTGGCAATGGCACCAACTGGGTCGTGCGTTGCGTCTGTGGTGCGTACGAGACCCGGAAGGCCAAGTTCATCAAGGCATGCGCGGCTGGCAACAATCCAGGCGAAGACGAGCCTATGTGCGACTGGTGCAACAAGACGCGAAAGCTGCAGCGCGGCATCCACCACCCCAAGAAGGCCGCGGCGGCGGCAGAAGCAATTCAGAACAGCATTCGATAACTGAGCGGCGGCTCATCACTGAGGGAATTGAAATGGCGGAACAGTGGTACACGATACGGACGACACCTGGCGCGCAGCGGAACGCGAAAGCCCATGACGGGACGCAAGGTGGCCTTGAGAGCATCATCGAGCGCAATCTCCGCAACGAAGGATTCGGCGTCTTCATGCCGACCGTTCATTACGAGGCGCGGCATCATCGCACGAAAAAATGGGTCGAACGCCGGCAGCCACTACTCGTGGGGTATGCCTTCGTCGATCTCAGGGGCGGCCACTTCGAGGACGTTCGCCGGGTTGACGGGGTGATGTGCTTCCTGCGCCGATCTAGCCTGTCAGGGCCATACCGGATGCCGACTGAGGACATTCAAGCCTTGATGGCCGTCGAGGAAGAAAACCGGGCCATCATCCAGAAGCAGCGCGCCGAGCGCGAGGCCCGAGAGCGCCGATCGGCCAACCAGACGACACGCAAGGAGAGGGAGGTGATCATGCCTCCCGGCACCATCGCCAAGATCTGCGGCCGGAGCCCCTTCGCGGGCTTTGCAGCCAAGGTTATCGGCCCGTCTTCCAGAGGAAAAGTCAAAGCCGTCATCGAAACGCTTGACAACCTTCTGGAAATCGATCTGCCGCTTGAAAACTTGGAGGCTGTCGCGTAGATTGGCGGCACTGATTTGCCGCATATCCCATCGGGGCTCTCAATGTCGTCCGAGGTGCGCGCCCATAAACCCGCTCATGGCGGTGTTTGGCGCGTGCGGTTTTCTCCAAGAACAACGCAGGCAGGGCAAACGGTAAGCCGCGCGGCTCATAACCGCGAAAGATCCGGTTCAATTCCGGAGCCTGCAACCAACGTACCCGCCACGCCTCTCCACGATGCGCATCAGGTGGGTCTCTAATCGCTCGGGAGCGCGTCTGCGCGTGAGGCTTCTGCCTCCCCGGCGACCATATCGGGAAGGCAGATCGCAGGATAGAAGCGGAAGCTGAGAAGCCAGCGACTTGCGATCAATGCTCAGCTCTTCCCGTCCAATCCAGTCGTCAAGAAACCCTTGACGACTTGCATATCGGGAAGGCGGGCAATAGCTCGAGGGCCGGGGTTCGTGCCTGGCCGTTCCGAGATCTGTGGCGGGCGCTTTAGGACTTAATGTCACCGAAGTGCATGTAGGGCTTCACGCTCTCGATGAAATTCTGGAACCACGGGTCTATGCGGCCTCGCGCCGCTGCATCGGTTCCCATTTCGATGAGAGTGCACAGCGAGTAGAGTTCCGTCACTTGCTTCTGGATCTCAGGGCCAAATAGGAAACGTGATTTTGCGATGACTTCGTTAGGCAGGGATCGGTCGGAGAACGCTCTGGACTGGGCTGCCTCGCTGACTAGCTTGCGCACGTCCATAAACACGGCGAAGCGGCGATCGAAGAGATCGAGCTTTATCTTATCCCGAGCTGTTCGCCACTGCCGCCAAGCGATCACCGCGGCAATGACACCGATGGTGACCGTTGATACGAACTGCCCGATCTGTAGCCACAACGTCATTCGTCGCCTCGAAGGTTAAATATGCCTGTCCTAAAAAACGCACGGCATGAGAAATTCGCGCAAGAGTTGGCGAAAGGCAAGACAGCAGATGACGCATATGCTGCTGCTGGCTTTAAACCTGACCGTGGGAATGCCTCTCGCTTACAGCATAAAGACAACATCGTACAACGCGTCTCCGAGCTTTTGGAGTGGGAGCAGGTAGTAGAGCGAAAGGCCACCGAGAAGGCCATCGACAAGCTCGCCATCACCAAGGAACGCGTCCTGGCTGAGCTGGCCAAGATCGGCTTTGCTGACATTCGCAAGGCCATCAAGTGGCAGGGCACGCTGGTCACCGAGGAAGACAATCCAGAAGGCGGCGACACGCTGGTCATCAAGAACGTCGTCACCAACAACGTCCAGCTGATCGCCAGCGACGAGATCGACGATGACACGGCCGGCGCGATTGCTGAGATCAGCCAGAACTCAACCGGCGGCATCAAGCTGAAGCTTCACGACAAGAAGGGCGCCCTGGTCGACATCGGTAAGCACCTTGGCATGTTCGTCGAGCGGCACGAGCACACCGGCAAGGACGGCGCACCAATACAGACCGAGACGAGAACATGGCGGGAAGTGCTGCGCAGCGAAAAGAGCTAGACGCTACCACCCACCTCACCAATCCAGCCCTGCATGACTTTTGGGAAGAGGTCTTTCTCGGACAGGCTGACATTGCTGTTCTCCATGGCGGGCGATCGAGCTCGAAGACGAGAGACACGGCGTGCCAGCTGGTCCGGCTGGTCGATCATGTCGGCGTCCGGATGCGCGTCCTCTGCATCCGCCGCTTCCAGAACCGCATTCAGGATTCGGTCTACACTGAACTGAAGTGGGCGATCGCTCATCTCGGGCTGGAAGCTGCCTTCGACGTCCAAAAGACGACGATCATCCACCGGCGCACCGGTGCAGAGTTTATCTTCTACGGCATCGAGCGGAACCTTGAGGACATCAAGGGCACGTCTGACGTCGATATCCTCTGGGTGGAAGAGGCGGAGAAGCTGACAGAGGATCAATGGACCGTCATCGGCCCGACGATCCGCAAAGAGGACAGCCTGGCGATCCTACTGTTCAACCCGAAGCTGGTCACCGACTACGTCTGGAAGAACTTCGTCGTCAACGTGCCGCCTCACTGTGTGGTCCGGAAGATCGACTATACAGAGAACCCGTTCCTGTCCGCCAAGGCACTGCGCGACATAGCTGCAATGCAGGAGCGAAACCCGGAGAAATTCGAGCACGTCTATGGCGGCGTGCCACTCGGCGACAGTGAGCTATCGATCTTCAAGCGCAAGTGGCTCGATGCCTGTATCGATGCCCACCTGGTGCTCAAGATCGATGTCACCGGTCGGAACATCATCGGTTTCGACCCTGCTGACGACGGCGAGGACAAGAGCGCGACGGCCGACAAGATCGGCGGCATCTTCACCGATGCTGATGACTGGTCATCTGGCAAAGACGAGCTCGTCCAGAACGCGAAGAAGGTTTGGGCTAAGGCGAAGCATGCCGACGCGACAGTGTCCTATGACACGATCGGCGTCGGCGCCTTCGTCGGCGGTTACATCGACGAGCAGAACGAGACGAACGACGCGAAGGTCGAGCACTTCGCCTTCCATGCTGGCGGTGGGGTCATGGACGGTGACAAGCCGAGTGACCCGCAGAACGGCAACAGCCCGCTGAACAAAGATGAGTACCTGAACCTGAAGGCGCAGGCCTGGGCCAATACCGCCCGTCGCGCCATGCTCACGTTCAATGCCGTCGTCAGAGGGCAGGCGATCAAGCCTGAGGACATCCTCTCGTTCTCCTCGCAGATGGGCAAAGACAAGCTCGACGCGCTCTTCACCGAGCTTTGCGTGCCGTGGTGGGTTGAGAGCGAGGGGAAGAAGCGGGTCGTGCCGAAACTGAAGCTCAAGAAAGACCTGGGCGTGAAGTCGCACAACCTGGCTGACGCAGTGATCGCCGCGGATAACGTCAACATCGCGACCGGCCCGTCCGTTGCCATGTTCCTGAGAAAGAAGAACCGATGAACCAAGTTGTACGGCTGGCGAACTATGTGCAGCGCCGCCTCGACAGCATGTTCCCGGCCTATTTCGCGGGAACGTCGCCGAAGCATGATCACTATAAGGATTTCGGCTATCCGGAGAAGCTGACGTTCGATCAGCTCTACCGGATGTATTCCCGCAACGGGATAGCCGCGGCCGGTGTCGATAAGACGATCCTTAAGACGTGGCAGGAAAACCCCTTCCTGTTGGAGAAGGAACGCGACGGCTCGCAGAAAGGCACAGCGAAGGAAACGGCGGTCGAGAAGCAGATTCGCCAGCGCTTCGACGATCTTCGCCTGTGGACCCGCCTGGCCGAAGCCGATCGCATGTCTATGGTCGGAGCGTACGCGGGTGTCATCCTCCGCTTTGCCGACGGCCAGGCATTCAATCAGCCGGTGGGCAACGTGACCGGTGGCCTGATGGGCCTCGTCGAGGTCATCCCGGCATGGGAAGGGCAGCTCAAGGTTTCGGAGTGGGATACGGTCGAGACGTCCGAGACCTACGGCCAGCCGAAGATGTTTCAGTTCAGCGAATCCGCTGTTGAAACGAACAAGCAGCAGCCGCGGCAAATCTCAATCCACCCCGACCGCATTATCATCTGGTCGAAGGATGGGTCGGTAAACGGCTCATCGGCGCTGGAACCCGGCTACAACTCCCTGGTCGACATGGAGAAGGTGAGGGGCGCTGGTGGCGAGGGCTTCTGGAAAAACGCCAAGAGCGCGCCTGTCCTCGAAGTCGATAAGGATGCCAAGATCGCCGAGATGGCCAAGGCCATGGGCGTGGGCGTTGAGGATCTCGCCGACAAGATGAACGAGCAGGTCGCCGACTGGAATGGCGGCTTTGACCAGCTGCTCATGCTCATGGGCATGCAGGCCAAGACGCTGAACGTCACCCTGCCGTCACCTGAGCATTTCTACGGCATGCCCCTTCAGGAGTTCGCCGCCTCTATGACCATGCCGGTGAAGATCCTCGTCGGCATGCAGACTGGCGAGCGCGCCAGCCAGGAAGATGCGGACGAGTGGTCGCAGACGAACATGTCGCGGCGCGCCAACCAGACGATCCCGAATATCCGGCTGCTGGTCAACCGCCTCGAGCGCTTCGGCATCCTCGACGAGAAGGACTGGTTCATCGATTGGGGTGACCTGACCGAAGCGTCCATGTCCGAGAAGGTCGATCGCGCTGACAAGATGGCAGGCGTCAACCAGAAGACCGGCCAGAACGAATGGGTGTTTACGCCCGAGGAGATCCGCGCGGCAGTCGGCTACGAGCCGCTGAGCGATGCCGATAAGTTCCGCGATGACGTGACCGACGACGAGATCGACGCGGCAGTCACACCGCCTGAGGATGCAGCATGAAGCGCTACGTGACCACTGGCGGGACATTCTTCACCGAGTGGGGGCAGGCTTCCACCGCTGAGTTCGTCATCGAGAAAGATCGCCAAGTGAAAAAGACCGGCCTTCTCGACGCCTCGGGCAATGACATCTTCTCTGTAGAAGAGACCGGCCCGATCGGGTTCGTTCCGCTGCGCATTCGCAGCAAAACCTAAAGGAAATCCCATGCCCAATCAGGTGCGTGTGAACGTCAGGACACTGGCGAACGTGAAGGCTGTCCGCAAGGAAAAGCGCAACGGCCGCGATCTCGTGATCGTGCCGTCGGCTACCCTGCCGGACAACATCATCATGAACGGGATCAAGTACCCGGCCGAGGAGATCGCGAAGAGCTATCAGACGCTCAATCGGTCACCGGCGCCGCTTGGTCACCCATTGGTGAACGGCAAGTTCGTTTCGGCTCGCGATCCGGAAGGCCTAAACATTGGCTACATCGGCGCGTGGAACGAGAACGTGCGCCAGGAGGGCGGTCGCGTCCTCCTCGACAAGGTCATCGACGTCGAGGTGGCCAATCGCTCCGAAGGTGGCAAAGCGGTGTTGGCGGCGATCGAGGCCGGCGGCCCTATTCACACCTCGACAGGTCTTCTGGCCGTCATGGACGCGGTGAACGCCGACGATCACAAGCGCGTCGCCCGCGCCATGGTGTTCGACCACGATGCCATCCTGCTGAATGAGGATGGCGCAGCCACCCCTGACCAGGGCGTCGGCATGCTTGTCAACGCCAAGGGCGAATTCGAAGAGATTGAGGTCATCAACTCCGCCATGACGGATGCTGCTGACCAGGAGATCGACTGGGCGGGCACTCGCCTCGTCGAAGCACTCATGCGCCGGCAGAACGTCAGCGTCTGGGAGAAAGTGAAATCCGCAATCATGGACGCCATCGGCTCCGGGCGGGAACCCTCAACCAACACGAAGGAAGACGACATGCCTGTCACCGACGAGCAGTTCAAGTCGCTTTCCGATGAGGTCAAAACCCTCTCGGGAAGCATGGCGAAGATCGGCGAGACGATCGCCAACTCCGTAACCGCAGCCCTCAAGCCAGTGCTCGACGCACAGGCCGAGATGGTCGCCAACCAGAAGGCCAAGGACGACGCCGAGCACGCCGACCTCGTCACCAAGATCGTCAACGGCAAGGTGCTTGACGAAGCCACGGCCAAGGCCACGCCGCTCGCTACATTGCGCGCGTTGGCGCCGAAGGCCGACCCGAAGGCCGCTGCTGCCCTCAACTCCGCCTTCAATGGCGGCGGCGCCAAGACCGACGGCTTCAAGCTGCCGTCCGACAAGAAGGAGGCCTGATCATGGGTCGCTATTCCCGAATCCACCTTGGGCCTGCTCGTCGCAAAGACCCGCAGGTCCGCGAAGCAGAAGCCGGAGCGGCTATCACCCCCGGTTCTCTTATCGTCCTGACCTCTGGCCGGTTCGTTCTGGCTGGCGCAACGACCATCGGCAAGGTCTGGCTGGCGCAGGAAAACTACCTCGCCATGAAGGGCGTCGATGCTGCCTATGCCGCATATGCTGCCGGCCCCCCGATCGTCCGCGGCGATACGGTGCTGGGCCTTGAGATGGAAGATGACACGCACTATGCGGCGCGCATCGCCACCGGCGTCAACATTACCGCTGTCGGCACGCCACTCACCCCCGGCGCCAATGGCACTCTCGCTATCGCCGCATTGAGCGACCTCGTCGTCGCCTATGCGGACGAGATCTACAACAACAACACCGGTGCCTCGCAGCTCGTTCGGATTCGTCCGGCCGCCTCTGCAAGCTACCTGTCGGCGGCATCGTAAGGAGGCTCCCAGATGCGCTATTTTGACGAACAGCTCGTCGCCAATTCCCGCCCGCACCGTCAGTGGTGGGCAGAAGTCGGCGCGCAGCGCGAGACCTTCCATGTCAACGAGTCCAATCTCGCTGGCCTGGCGGCAAGCACCGGCCTCGTGACCAATGCCGCCGCCGTCCTCCCGCGCGACGCATGGCTCGAGATGGACACCATCACCCGTCGCGTCATGCGTGATGACGAAGGCGAAAACTTCATGCGTGACCTGATGGCGCTTGCCCGTCCGGTCAACATCGGCAAGATCGCCTTCGGTTATCGCGTCTCCAGCGATGCTGGCACGGTTCGCCGCTCCATCTCCGGCCAGGTTCCGGAAGTGCTCGGCAAGACCGAATACGACTATCGCCAGACGATCGTCCCGATCTTCAACACTGGCTACGGTCGCTCGTGGCGCGAATGGAACACCATGCAGTCCGAGAACTTCGACGCTCTGTCGGATGATCAGGAATCGCATACCGCCGCCATCCGCCGCGACATGGCGACCTATGTCCTGAATGGTGACACCAGCATCACCTTCCAGGGCTCGGTCGGATACGGCATCCGGAACCATCCGAATGCAAAGGCGATCAACCTCGGCGCTGCTGCTGGTGGCTACAACATCGACCTGACCTCCGCCTCGACCACGGCGGACCAGATCGATGCATTCCTCACCAACGGCATTGGCGGGGCCCTTCGCGCCAACAAGCTGAATGGCCGCAAGGTCAATCTGTATATCTCGGGCGAGATCATGCAGAACTGGTCGCGCAGCTATTCGGGTTCCGAAGGCTTCAAGGGTGGTCGCCTCATCGACTACCTTCGCACCCATCCGAACATCAACAAGATCGAGGAAACCTCGCTGCTCTCCGGCAACGCGTTCTTCGCCTTCGTTCCGGATGCGACCTTCATCCGCCCGCTCATCGGCATGGCTGCCAACACCACGGCCATGGTCCGCACCAACCCTGTCGATGATTACAACTTCCTGATCATGGCGGCGCTGGGCATCGATATTCGCGCGGACTGGAACGGCGCTTCCGGCGTCTTCTACTCCACCGACATCGATTAACGAGTGAGCCTCGCCTTAGGGCGAGGCATCCCGCAACAGGAGATCATCAACATGAAGATCGAAATCACGGCCGGCGGCATCTACGGAGCCAAAGGTGAGGTGCCGGTCGGCACCCAGTTGGACGTCGAGAAAGAGCCGAAGGGTTGGGAAGGGCGCTACCGCGTCGTTTCCGGCGGTCCCGCCCAAGGCAGCGAAGGCGTCAACAACTCCTCCGCCTACAAGGTCGAGACCAAGGGCGGCGGCTATTACGTCATCACCAAGGATGGCGACCCCGTTACCAAGAGCCTCCGCAAGGACGATCTCGAAGGCTTCGACGGCATGTCCGACGAAGACAAGGTCGCCTTCGTCGAACTGCATAAGAAGGAAGCCTGATCAATGGCGGGCTATGGCGACGACGCTGGCTTCGCGTCCTGGCTGGCAGATAACGGCTACGTGCTGCCGGAAACCGCGCCGTCGCCGGCCGTCCTTCGCAATCGCGGGAGCCAATACATCGATGCGGTGTATGGCTCTCGCTTCCTTGGCAGCGTGGTCGACCCGCTGCAGGAGCGCCAGTGGCCGCGCGAGCGTGCGATCGTCAACGGCAAGCTCCTGCCTTCCGATGTGGTTCCGCCTGCCGTCATCAACGCCTCATACCAGGCCGCCTATCAGGAAGCAGTGAAGCCGGGGAGCCTCACAGTCGTCGGCACGTCCTCTGGCGCGGTCAAGCGCGTGAAGGTTGGGCAGATCGAGAAGGAATACCAGACGGCGAAAGACGACGGCACCGCTTCGGCCATCACGCCGCTGATCTCGATCGTAGATGGCATGCTGGCGCCGTTCCTCAAGGATGAGGATCTTGTCTGCCTGGGCATATGGTCGGTGGGCTGCTGATGGCCACGTTCGACTACGCGGAGATCCAAGCCGTCGCCCATGAGCTGATCGAGGAGTTCGGCCAAGAGGGTACCGTCAAGCGCGTAACGCCTCCCGACCCGGTTCTCGGCGGTGACGGCACAGAAGCGAGCTACCCGGCCACGCTGGTGCCGATGACCTATGACCAGCGCTTTGTCGACGGCACTGTGATCAAGGCGGCTGATCGCCAGATTTACATCTCCGCCGTTGGCCTCCCGATTGTCCCTGAAGTCGGCGACATCGTTACAGCCGGCAGCGTGGACTTCATCATTATCTCGGCGGATCCGAATAACTTCGACGGCCAGGTGAACGTAGTTTTCATTGTCCAAGGAAGGATAGACCCATGACCAAGGTCAAAGTGAACGTGCTGCAGCCATTCGAGCGCTACAAGATCGGCGACACGCCTGATCTGACGTCGGCAAAGGCCGCCTCCCTCGAAAAGATGGGCCTCGTCGAGCCGGCCACCAAGGCTGCCGAGAAGCAGATCGCCAAGGTGGACAAGTAATGGCCGACGGCTCCGTGACTGTCGAAGTCAAGGCAGATCCGCATATCCACGCGGTCGAGGCTGTCCAGGAGCTTGCTGAAGTGATCCCGGATATCGTTGCCAAGGGCGTGAAGGTTGAGATCGATTTCTCGACGATGCACTCGGTTGGCATGACGAACGTAAGGCGTGCGGTATCCGTCACATTTTCGCGGGACGATGAATGACCTTCGAAGAGCTGCTCGACACCTATCCGCCTCGCATCGCCGCAGCGTTTCGTGAAGCGATCGAGAACGTCAAGTCAAACGTGGTCTTGAAGACGGTCATCGAGCGGCTCGAGCGTGGCGACATCAATGGCGCCGTCAATGCCGTCCAGATGGAGCCGGAAGCCTTCACGGCGTTGGAGCTCGCGCTGCGCGACGCCTTCAACGCCGGCGGTGTTGGGATGGTGCAAAGCCTGCCGTCACTGGTAGGTCCGGATGGAATGCGAGTGCTGTTTCAGTTCGGCGTCCGAAACATCGAGGCCGAGCGCCTCATCCGCGAGCAGTCCTCGACACTGGTTTCCAACATCACCGAGGACCAGCGCCTGGCTCTCCGGTCTGCGTTCGAGACCGGCCTATCGCGGGGGCAGAACCCAAGAGCGACAGCGCTGGACGTCGTCGGTCGTATCAACCGGGTGACCGGCAAGCGTGAAGGCGGCGTCATCGGACTGACATCCCGCCAGGTGGAATTCATCAATCGTGCCCGCGAAAACCTTCTCTCGGGCGATCCATCGCTGATGAAGTCCTATCTTGACCTCAAGACACGCGACAAGCGGTTCGACCGCTCCGTGACCAAGGCTATCCGTGAGGGGCGGGCGGTCGATGCTGATCTGGCCCAGCGCATGATCGGCCGGCTCTCGGACAACAATTTGCGCCTTCGTGCGGAAACGATTGGCCTTGAAGAGACGCGATCGGCTCTCTTCTCGGTCAGGGACAATGCGATCCGCCAGCAGATCGACGCGGGCAAGATTGCGGCTCAAGACGTGACGAAGCACTGGCTTCATTCCGGCTCTGAGCATCCACGGATGCAGCATATCGCCTTGGCAGCCCAGTCTAAGGAGCAGGGCGTGCCGATCGACATGCCTTTCGTGGCGCCCGATGGGACGCTTTTGATGTATCCGCATGCCCCCGGCATTCCGGCCAAGCATAAGATTGGCTGCCGTTGCAGAATGGAGTACCGCATCTCGTTCATCGCTTCTGGATTACGACGGTACAGAGAGAGAACAGGTAGATTAGGTCGATAGGGTCAACGATCAAGCGGGGCGAAGTTGCCGAGATGTATGGTGTAGCACCATGCACGATTTGGGAAATACTCACCCGTCGATCATGGGCGTGGCTCTACTGATGGCAAAGCTATCGTTCTCCGCGCAGATCGCGGCATTCGCTGAGAAGGTGCCGGAAGCGGCAGAGGCCGTCTTCAAGCAGAGTACCCAGGATGTCGTCAGAGAAATGCAGACGCTCACGTCCGAGGGCGGGCGCATGCGATACGACACTGGGTTCCTCTGGGCCTCGCTGATGGCTTCGACGTCGGCCATGCCAAGGATCAACCCTAATGCCAACCCGGTGGAAGGGCGGTCCTACTCTTTCGACTTCGGCACGGTCGAGGCGGTGATTGCAGCTGCCGGGATCGAGGATACCCTCTATTTCGGCTACACGGCTTCCTATGCCGGGTATCGAGAATTTGGGGCGAGGGGGCAGGCGCCAGACGCGTTCGTGCGGTCAGCTGCTCAGAACTGGGATGTGATCGTCAATCGGAATGCGAAGAGGGTTCAACAGGCGTTCGGCCTATGACGCCTTCCATCTTCATCATCAGGGCCATCTGAAGGTTGAACAGCGATAGGCGAGCGGCTTTCAGCGTGTTGTTCCCGAAATCGGAGCCGCCAACTTCCGACGCGAGCATCATCCACGCGTTGTGAAGCGCTTCGTGTACCTGCTCGTCTGTAAGGGGCGGCTTTTCTGACATCGATAAGGATTTACACGAATGGCGACAGGTGTGGAAGCCAACATCTGGCTGGCTTTGATCACGCGCCTGCAGGCGTTGGTGTTCACTCCGGCTTTGGCTATCGCGGGTCCTAACGTGCCGTTCCCGGCGGCCGGACAGACCAAGCCGAAAGACTACCTCGAGGTCACCTACCTGCCGAACCGGACGATCACCCGAACGGTGGGACCAGGTCGGCAGCAGCATCGCGGCATCATGCAGGTCACCGTCCACTATTCGTCCGGCACGGGGATCATCAACCCCATGCAGATCGCCGACAAGATCATAGATCACTTCCCGAAGGATCTCGTCCTTTTTCAGAGCGGCGTCCGCGTGAAGATCTGGCGCAAGCCATATGCAATCCCGCTCCCGCCTGTGGACGGGTCACTGATGGTGCCGGTCACCATCGAATACGAAACGTTCGCAGCTTAACCAGCAAGGAGAAAGCCCGTGATCACTACGGCGACCGGTGCAAAATACTATATCGGCGGCACCACCGAAATTCCGTATTCCAGCGGCGACGCTGCTGCCATCACCGCCTTCAAGGCCCTGACGTGGGTTCCGATCGGCGAAGTTGAGGACGGCGGCGAGTTCGGCGACGAATCCAACGATGTGACGTTCCAGTCTTTGTCCGACGGTCGCGTCCGCCACCTGAAGGGCGCTCGCGATGCCGGCACGCTCGACCTGGTCGTTGGCGATGATCCACTCGACGCCGGCCAGATCGCGCTACGCGCAGCCGAGCAGACGAAGTTCATGTACAACTTCAAGATCGAGTACGAAGACGCGCCGACGCCGGACTATTCGAACAGCGTCGACTACTTCCGTGGGCTGGTCATGTCGTTCCGCAAGAACGTCGGCGAGGGCGACAACGTCATGCGCCGAACCGCCTCGATCGGCATCAACACCGTCATCCTGACCGAAGAGCCGGAAGAGGCATAAGGACCGAGCATGTTTGATCTCGATAAGTTTGAACAGGAAGTCGCCTTCAACTTCGAGGAGGCGTTCGACCTAGAAATTCTCCACCCGGTGACAGGCGAAAAGACCGGCCTTGTGGTTCAGGTCGCCTCGTACCGTTCGGAGCGGGTCAAGCGCGTGCAGCGTCGCCTCGGCAACGCTGCCATCCGAGAAGGCAAGAAGAACCCGAAGAAGGTCGGCACGGTCGAAGAGATCGAGGAGCGGACGAACGAGATCGTCGCCGCTGCTATCGTCGGTTGGAACATGACCAAGGGAGGCGAGCCGGTACCGTGCACCCCGGAAAAGATCATCGAGGTGGTCTCGGATCCTCGGTATTTCTTCATCGCCGAGCAGGTCGACAAGGCCGCTGACGAGGATGCGACTTTTATGAAGCGGTCGCCGAAGCTCTAATCAGCTTCGCGATCGCCTATTTCTCACCTCGCCGAAAGCGGGACGGGGAATACCCAGAGCCTGAAGAGGGCATGCACATCTGGGAATGGTTCTCCGACCTTCACAATGCCCGCCAAGCCGGGTTCGCCGCCAATCCTATCAGCTTCCAAGAGATCGAAAGCTTCTGCCGCCTGACAGGCGCGCTGATATCGCCTTGGGAGCTGTCGGTGATCCGGCGGCTCGACCAGGCCGTCTTGGCCGTCATCAACAAGACGGGCGGCAAGCGAAAAGAAGCTACCGAGACCGATGCGGCCGCAACCAAGGCCAACATCCGATCGGTCATGAAGAACCGGCGCGTCGTAAGACCGCAGAAGGATTGAGCTATGGATCTTGCCAAGCTGGGGATTGAGGTCAACGCCCGTGGTGTCGACCAGGCCACAGGCTCCCTCGACAAGCTGACAGGTGCTGCCAAGCGCGCTGAGAACGCTGTCGATGGGATTGGGTCATCGGCCAGCAAGGCAGGGCAGATGGCGTCGCGCGCTGCCGGGGAGACTGCCACCGCTCTGAATGCGGAAGCCTCCGCGGCAACGAAGGCTGCTGGCGCCATGAAGCTGCATGCTGCTGCAGCCAACCAGAACACGGCGGGACTGACCAAGACGCACAACACGGCGAACCTTGCTGCTCAGGGTTTCGACATCGTCACCACGGCGGCAGGCGGCATGAGCGCTGGCCTTATCGGCATGCAGCAGGGCCTTCAGGTGGCACAGATCGCCATGACGACGACCGACGGCTTCGCGAAGACCCTGGCAGCATCCTTCATGGCGATGCTTTCGCCGGTCACCATCCTTTCTGTGGCGCTGACGGCGCTCGCTGCCGTTCTCATCCAGCAGGTGAACTGGTCGAAGCTTGCGGCGGAGGCGCTTACGCTGTTGGCTAACAGCCTCGTGGCAATCGCTCCCTACGCTGCCATCGCCGCTGCGGGGCTTGCGCTCCTGTATGCGCCGGCCGTGCTTGCGGGTCTGACTGCGCTGTCGGAAATGATCCTGGCAATCACGGCCAGACTGATCGGCCTAGCAATCGGCTTCGCTGCAGCAAATCCGGGCCTCGCTTTCGTCGTCGGCCTGACGGCCGCGGTTGCCGCCGCGGTAATCTTCAGGGATGAACTGACCCAGCTACTCGGCGTCGATATCGTCGGCGCTGCCAAGGACGGCGTGAACTACATCATCGGCTCGTTCGTCGCCGCCTTCGAGGATATCAAGTTCGTCTGGAAGAACCTGCCGAACATCGTTGGCGCTGCTGCCGTCGGCGCGGCCAACGCCGTCATCAACGCCGTGAACCACATGATCAACGGCGCGAAGATGCAGATCAACAGCCTGATCGCGGCCATCAATAAGATCCCCGGCGTCAACATCGGCGCGATGGATACCTCGAGCAGCACGATCTCGAACCTCGACAACCCTTATGCTGCCAATCTGGCGTCCAGCGTTGGCGATCGCAATGCAGCTGTGAACGGTGCGCTCAATAAAGACTACCTCGGCGAGTTTGGCGGTGCGATCACGAAGGGCGCCTCGATGGCCTCTGCCAAGCTCAAGGAGCTGGCGAAGGATCTCACCACCGTCGACGACAAGTCGAAGAAGAAGGGCGGGGGCGGAGGTGGCGGAAAGTCCGAGGCCGAGAAGTATTCAGACATCGTTGATGGTGCCAACCGCCGGATTGCCTCGCTGAAGGCTGAGCAGGAAGCGCTCGGCATGACTGAGCAGGCGGCTCTGGCGCTCAAGTATGAGACGGACCTGCTCAACCAGGCGCAGCAGCGCGGCATCACGCTGACTGCTGCACAGAAGGCGGAGCTCGCTGGTCTTGCCCAGACCATGGCCTCGACCGAGATCGCCACCAAGCACGCCAAAGAGGCGATGGACTTCGCTAAGGAGTCGACCAACTCGTTCCTGTCCGATCTCCGCTCCGGCCTGGCTAACGGCGAGGGCTTCTTCCAGTCGTTCGGCAAGGCAGCGCTGAACGTCCTGAACAAGATCATCGACAAGGTTCAGAACCAGCTTGTCGATGCTCTTTTCTCGCTTGGCGGCAGCTCGGGCGGGAAGGGCGGCGGCCTATTTGGCTCGCTGTTTAGTGGTATCGGCAAGATCTTTGGCTTCGCAACCGGCGGCTACACCGGCAACGGGGCGGCAAACAAGGCAGCTGGCATCGTCCACGGTGGCGAATACGTGTTCAGCGCCAAAGCCACCAAGAAGATCGGCGTCGGCAATCTTGAGAGCATGCACAAGGCGGCCAAGGGCTATGCCAGCGGTGGTTATGTGGCGCCTGTCCGTCCGGCCGCAAACTTGAACCGTCGGCAGGACGCCGCCCCGGTTCAGGTTATTGTCGGCGTGTCTACTGACGGGAACGGAAACCTGACCCCATTCGTCGAGAGCGTTTCGCAGAAGAAAGTCGCCCAGGCCGCCCCGAAGATCGTTTCGATGGCAAACCAGCAGGTGATGCCGACGATGGCTAAGTATAATCGGGATCGCGCTGGAGGCGACTATCGCAATGACTGATGTCTGTTTCTGGCCTAGTGACTTGCTGGTCCCTGAAGTCTGCCGGCCTAACATGGTCCCGTTCTCTCGATCGGGCGGCCGTTCCCTCGGGGGCATCGAGGCGTCCGTAAGAACTGACATGGGCTATTGGTCAATCGAGTTGGCCGACATCGCGGTCTATTCGAAAGAGCAGCGCCAAGCCTGGATCGCCATCCGTCAGAAGCTTGGCGGGCGGTCTGGCCTGGTCGCGGTGCCTGCATGGTCTTTCGATACCGCTCCATACGTGTCAGGCCAGTTTGAGGCGCCATCGACCGTCACGCATGACGACGATACGCCCTTCGATGATGACGCTCCCTACAGGCAGGGGGCGATAACTGTAGTCAGCGATGGGAATACGCCCGTCGGGGCGACCACGATCAGGCTACGCGTGATTCAAGCGGCCGCCAGCCTCGTCGGGGTGCGGTTTTCCTTCAATCACGCCCTCTATGAGACGGGCCCTGCCATATCCGTTGATGGAAATATCTGGACGGTGCCTATCTGGCCCAGCGTGCGCGAGCTGATCCCGTCAGGATCTGATCTGGAGTTCGATATGCCGACCTGCCTTTGTCACCTCCAAGACGATCGTGGCATGGATGGTGGGCTGAACAATATCGAGTTCGAGCAGCGGTCGGTCGCCTTCACGGAGGCGACCGACTACTGGAACCTCCTGGCATTAGGGCTGGTCTGATGGCGGTCAGAGCTTTGCGGGTTCTAGTGCCGGTCGACCTTCCTTCGGGGACAATCCGAATGTGGGATGGTTCAGGCGGCCCCTTTGTGGACGGAGACGGCAACATCTGGCGTGCCTGCGTCCTCACGGAAGACGCGCTCGATCAGATCGAGATGGCGATCAATGCCGAGGCCTTCACGCTCTCCCTGACGATATCGGGGATAGATGCCGAAGCATCGAACCGGATCTGGAGCGATTACGAGGCGGGTGAGATCATCGGCTCTCGCATGCGCATTCTCATCCAGGAGCTCGATGACTTCGAGCAGCCCGTAGGTAGCGCGGAAGTTAAGTTCACAGGGACGATCGACGATATCATCTTCGATGATGCGGCCAGTGACGAGCAAATCATCTCCACGATCACCGTCGAGATCACCAACCGCTTCACGTTGCGGACGCTCACTAGCGGCTCTGTCCTGTCGGACGTTGACCAGAAGGCGCGGGCAAAGGTTCTCAACCCGAGCGGCGCCCTAGATCGCTTTTGCGAGCGTATACCGCTCCTGCTCGACAAGACGATCAGTTGGCCGAACTGGTGACGCTCGCGCAGTTTCTTGAATGGCACGGTGCAAAGCACTGGCAGCCCGGCACCGTTGATTGTTGCCTCTGCCTCGCTGACTGGGCGATAGCGCGCGGTCGCCCTGATCCGGCCCACCATCTGCGTGGATGTTATCGCGATGAGGCTGGCTTCCGCTCGATCATCGCTGCTGCCGGTGGAGTTGTCCCTGTTGTTGCTGGCTGCGTCGCCATCATCGATGGGAAGCCTCTGCAGCGGCCATTCGAAGGCGCGATTGGCGTCATCGGAAGCGCAACGAACTTAGAGCGGCAGTGGGGCGCGATCTTTGATGGGCAGCGCTGGCTGATCAGATCGCAAGCGGGCTTCACGCCACTCACTGCACCGACCCTAGCAATTTGGAGCATTTGACCAATGCCAGGCCTTATTGAAATCCCTGCGTTGATCATTTCTTCGCTGGCAACGACGACGCTTGCCGCGAACGCGCTCTATCTCGGCACCTATGCCTTGGCCTATGCGGGGTTGGCATTCGGCGCGACGGCCCTGCAGGGACTATTCGTCAAGAAGCCGAGTGTCCCAAAGCCCGAGGACGGCCAGTATAACCTAAAGCAAGCGGTTCCTTCGCTCGCCTATGTCCTCGGGACCGTGAAGAAGGCGTCGGACTACGCCTTTCTTGAAGAAAAGGACGGGATCGCCGTCCATATCCTTGTGTGGGCCGGTCACCGCATCGCGCAGTTCCGAGAGCATTACCTTCACGACGAGGCGGTGACCCTCGATGGCAACGGGGACGTTGTTGCTCCATCGCACTTCATAAACCGTGGCTCCGATCACGTGATCAACATCAAGGAGCGTACCGGCCTCGACACCAGTAGCGCGTATTCCGACGTTGTCTCAATGTTCCCAACGATCTGGACCAGCGACCACCGAGGTGACGGTCTCGCGACTGTGCGAATGCTTTGCTACACGGTCGGCACCGAGGACTACATGACGGTCTACCCGAACCAGATGCCGCAGCACAGCGCGGTGGGAGACGGCATGCCGCTTTATGACCCTCGCTCGGGAAGTACAGCATTCACGACGAACATAGCCATCATGAGGCTCTGGCACCTTACCAGCCCTGTTGGTGGTAAGCTCAACTTGAGCGACATGTATCTGCCCGACTGGTCCCGCGCAGCGGACGTTTGCGACCAGTCGGTCACAAACCGCAGCGGCGGCTCTGAATGGCGATACCACGGCGGCATGTGGTTCCGCGCGGAAAATGATCCGGTGCAGGTCGGTAGGCTAATGGACCAAGCCGCAGAGCTCGTCGTCTACGAGCGTCCTGACGGCTTAATCGGTGTACACGCTGGCGAGTTCGTGGAGCCCGACATTCGGCTTACCGCCGCCGACGTCATCCGGGTGTCCCACGACGTTAATCAGCGCAGATCTTCGACGGTCCTGGCCGTTCGCGGCCGTTGGACCGATCCTGCGACACGATACAATACGGTTGACGCTGCGATTTATGGCGACCCCTATATCGGGGAGGACAGCGAGCGCACCAAGACGATCGACAGCCAAATCGTCCAGAGCCATAACCACATGGCACGCATGCAGAAGCTCGCCTTCATCCGCGCGAACGCGCCTCGAGCGACGATCATCGCCCACTATCAGGCGGCAAAGCAGGTTCCATATCGGCGCTTCGTCAGGGTTCACCTGCCGCCGCGCCTCGCTGAAACCATCATCGAGATCACCTCGACGCCGAAAGTCTCGCTGAAGAACATGACCGTGGAGTTCTCGGGCATCGTGGTACCCGATGACCTCTTCGACTTCGTTGCCGCAACCGAGGAAGGCGTACCCGGCGCAAGCGTCTCGCCTCTGCCTCCAAGCAGTGTTCCGGCCCCGGTAAACTTCAGCGTTGCAATCCAGACGGAAACGTTGGCAGGCGGCCAGACGGCAGCCTTTGCCCGCGCCACATGGGACCATGTTTCGGATTCTCTGATCTATGAGCTGGAGTGGGAACCGACTTCAGGTTCTGAGGTCGCTCGATCAGTGAACTCGAAGAGCGGCGAAGATCAGGTCCGTTCGAACTATCTGTCCGATGGAGTGCAATACCGCTTCAGGCTCCGGACCTGGTCGAACGGCAGGAAGTCCGATTGGACCGCCTATCAGCTCCTGACGGCCACGGCGGACCCCGTTCCCCCTGGCGTCGTGACAAGCCCCACCGTCACGCCTGGGGCGGCTCAGGCAAACTTTGGCTGGGTCGCACCAAACGCCGCCAACTACGCGGCGGCGCGCATCTACATCAACACCGTCAATTCGATGACGGGCGCCACGCTCGTTGCCACCGAATACGGCGCTCCCAGCACCAGCGATAGCCGTTTGGTCACCGGTCTGACGGCCGGCGTCAAGTACGGGTTCATCGTCGCCATCAATGCCTCCGGCGTCCCTGCGACAGCAGTGGCGACCGGTGCCTTCACTGTCACCTGAGGACATTTCAATGCCATTGCCCTTTATTCAGATCATGCGCGACTTCATCACCGATGGCGTTCCGTCCTCCGGGAAGTGGAAGCCAAAGAAGTCCGAGCTCCGCTCGTGGGGCGCTTGGGTCGAGAGCATCCTGAACTCAATCGGCGTCAACAGCGGCACGATCTATTCGACCAGAGCGCTGCTCTATGCCGACCTGTCAAAGGTTGCCAACACGCTCGCCTGGGTCAATCAGGATCCTACGGTTGCCTATAACGGCATCTACCAGAAGGCCGGCGGCACCGGCACGGGATCTTGGACGCGGGTAGGCGATCTCCCATACTCGTTTATCACGGCGACCGACGCAGGCGCGGGCACGGCCAATGCAATTCAGGCGACGACGTCGATCCCGGTCTCCGCGTCCGCGCTGGTTCTAATGAACATCTACAGGGCGAACACCGCTTCCCCGGTCACGGTCTCATTCAATGGAGACGCGGCGGTCCAGATCAAGACCAATAGCGGCGGCAATATCGCGCCAGGCGGACTAGTGGCGGGAATGCTCGTGGCCGGTGTCCTGATGGGCGGCGTGTTTCGTCTCATCACCGATCAGGTGTCGAGCGCGATTGTCGCGCAAGTGGAGGCTTTGCGCGATCAGACACAGGCGATTGCCAGTTCCGCAGCTCTCGGGATCGTCCCAGATGCTTCAGTTACGCCTGAGAAGATCTCGGGGTGGAGTGCGTATCCGCAAGGCCGGCTTAGTCTCTCGGCCACCGCAGCGATCACCGAAACGGATATCGCCTCCGCCACGTCCGTTTACTATTTGGCGAGTGGAGGTCTGTATGTCCCAGTGTTCGATGGAACGAAAGTGCTCGCGAAAGCGATCCCAGATGCTCTGGCCTTGGCGCTTGATCCAACGAGTGGACATACCGGCTACCATCAGGCCGGGAAGGTGTTCGATCTCTTTGCCTATGACGCTGGCGGCGGCAATATAGCCTTGGGAACCGGTCCAGCGTGGTCTTCTGATGTCGCGCGCGGCGTTGGTGCTGGCACCACTGAGATCGAGCTTTACAAGGGTCTTTACCTTAACAAGAACGCCATCACACTGCGGACAGGCTCTGCAAGCGGGAACACGGTGGCAATCGCCGCTAGGAGAGCAACGTATCTCGGAAGCTTCAGAGCCACCGCTGATGGCGTAGCTACCGATAGCAAGCGCCAAAGACTCCTCTTCAATGCCTACAATGCGGTCTCTAGATCGATTTTCACCGGCAGCACGACGGCAAGTTACGCCTACTCGTTGACAGCGTGGCGCATCTCGGAAGGCGACAATAATCAGAAGGCGGAAATTCTTCTCGGACTAACTGGAACGCTGGTTGAAGTGGCCGCTAGCGCCATCATCGGCACAAGCGCGGCCAACAACAGGCTTGTCAGGCTGGCCGTCGGACTTGATAGCGTGACCACTCCTTCGGCGGACTGCGACGGCGCCCAGTGTCACGTTAACTCCAACATCGGTGTAGCCTCGCTGAAGGCGAATTACACCGGGTATCCTGGGCTAGGTTATCACTACCTTAGTAGGTTGGAGGCCGCCGCGGGCGCCGATACTCAGACATGGTTTCAATACACGGCCGGATTTTTTCAGCAGGGTTTGCGGGGGAGCTTTTTGGGATGACATCTTCACCTGGTGTTTTGAACGATCCTTTCGCGGTCATGCCATGGCCAGATCCCTCTATTACTTGGGCCGATTGGGCGCCATTTTACCGCAACTATACTGTCTCCCGTACGAAGTCTGAGCCCCGGCTCCGAGCTGGCGAGAGAACGTTTGCGGCGATCGTCGCTGGACAATCAAATGCCGCCAACTACGGAGGCGGCGGGCCATTTGTCCCAGCCAACCAGTCCAAGGTTGATATGCTATGCTACTTCGATGGCGGCCTTTATCAAGGCAGCGATCCAGCACTCGGAGCCAGCGGCAATCTATCCTCATGGCTCTTCAGATTGGCGGACAATCTTGTCGCCCTCGGATACTATAACCGCGTCATCCTCGCGCCGGTAGCGATGGGTGCGTCCAACATTGATATGTGGGCTCCTGGGGGAGTGATGAGCAAGCATATCACTGTCGCCGCTAGACGCTTTGCCTCTCTGGGCATCCCGCTTTCGGCAGTGCTTTGGCAACAGGGCGAGGCCGAGATCGCCACCGCAAAAGCTACTTACAAAACAAAACTGCGAGCAGCGATAGACGCGGCTAAAAGCGATGGTGTCGTCGCCCCCTGGATTTTGGCAAAATCTACCTACCAGTCAGACGTGATGAATCCGGTCATCCGCGACGCGATCGCGGAGATGATCAACGGCACGGATGTACTTGAAGGCCCGGATACTGATGCCCTCTCAGGTGCGACGTATCGGGCAGACGGGACGCACTTTAACTCAACTGGTTGTGCTTACGCTGCAGATCTGTGGCAACAGAAGATTGTGGCGCACTTCGGTTAGCCATTGAACTGAGCGCAATCTCACCTTAGTCCAAGGTGAGATCGAGAGGTTCTTGCGGATGGATGTTCATAGACGATTGCTGCTTGGTGGGGGACTAATGCTCGGCGCATCGGCCTCTGTGCCGGTGAGGCCGTCTTCAGCGGCGGTCGCAGTCACTTCACTTGACGTATTCTCATCCGATCGAGAATACTTCATTCGGGCTGATGGCAGCGATGACAATGATGGGTCGGAAAATGTACCCTCGCGAGCATTCGCAACACTCCAGCATGCTTACGACACTATTGCAGATCGGTCGTTCCTTGCAGGGCATAAGTGCGTATTCAATCTGGCGCCCGGATCATACGCCGGTCTTGCGACTTCTAAGACCCTATTCGGCTGCAATACGCCGGAAGATGTAATTGTTAGAGGAGTGGGGCCGGGAACGACGATAACAAAAAGCAGTAACCACGGCTGCATCGAAATCGGTCACGGGTTCACCTGCAACACTGTCCTGACTGTTCAAGACGTGACGCTCGATAAGAGTGAATACGGGATCTTAGCTTTTGGCGGCGGTATCCACTACAAAAATATCATCTTTGGTGACTGCTCTGCGAACCATGTTCAAGGTGCTCACGGGGCGTGGATCTACCAATCAGGGCCGTGCCGCATTAAGGGGAGCGCTCTGAGCCACCTAGCGGCAGCCACAAAAAGTGTGCTGGCGACCCACGGAACGGCGATCGATTTCGAATCGAAGGTATCCTTCAAGGGCGGATTTGCGTTCGCCGCAGATGGATCGATCTACCCGGGAGGCATGACCTTCGGCAGAGCCGAACTGGCGTCAGGTCAGAAATTTGTTATATCAGGCGCGGGCGGGATATTTGGGACGGGCGGCTCACTGGATTATCTCCCAGGTGACTTAGCCGGGACCTGCGTTGCCGATGCTTTTGGTCGCGCGTCGGGTTCATATACCTGAGAATCTGAACGAGTTTTCATATCGGAAACTGCCGCGAACCGAGCGGATTTCTTCGCTGCGGCGCGAACCTTATTGTGCGGCGGATCGCTCTAAGCATTCTTACCATCTCAACAATCCGGAGCTTCACATGACCGTGCAGGTAACTGCCGCGCATCTGCGCGCGGCTGCGTCCGGTCATCTATCGCCGCTTTAAACTTCTACATCATCGGAGAGCACCATGAACCGCGCGAATATCTTCGCGAGCGTTCGAACCTCGTTGTTCGGCGGCTCGCTCACTGCGTCGCAAGTACAGGGGATGGAGGCCATCCTCGACGAGGCGGCCAAGGCTGTCACCGACCCGCGCTGGCTGGCCTACATGCTGGCGACGGCCTTCCATGAGACAGCTCGCACCATGCAGCCCGTCATTGAGACTCGTCAGCCGGATGAGGCCACTAACCCGACGGTCGACAAGGCCATTACCCGTCTCGAAAGCTCGTGGGCAAAGGGCCGGATGCCGTGGGTCAAGTCGGCCTACTGGCGGAAGGACGCGCAGGGTAAGTCGTGGTTGGGACGCGGCCTCGTGCAGCTGACCCACAAGGCCAACTACGAGCGGATGGGTCCTATCGTCGGCGCTGACCTCGTTGGCAATCCTGACCTGGCCATGCGCGACGACGTCGCCGTGAAGATCATGTTCGAGGGCATGGCTCGAGGTCTGTTTACCGGCAAGAAGCTCGGCGACTACTTCACCGCGAAAGGTGAGGACTGGGCAGGGGCTCGCAAGATCATCAACGGCACGGACCAGGCGGAGAAGATCGCTGGTTATGGCCGCCTGTTCCTGAAGGCGATGCAGGCATGAAGCTCTTCATGGATCATATTGCATCGCCCGACTGGGCCGTCCGTCGCCGCATCATCATTCTAGTGCTGATCTGGTCGGCAGGCATCATCACCTACCTCGCCATCTGGGGCCGGCCGATCGCCCTCAGCGACACCATCGCCATGAACCTAATCCTGCTCATGGGCGGGATCATCGGGTCTTATGTTTTCGGGGCTGTCTGGGACAAGAAGAACGAGCGGAAGGCTGATGTAGCCCAGCAGGCCGTCGATCAGGGCGCTGTTGATACCAGCGTGAAGGTGGAGCCATGACGATCCTCTACGCCATAGCTCGATATCTTGGATTCGGCGGGTGCATCGCGCTCGGCCTCCTTTCCTATTACGAGGGGATACCCGGCGCCTGGCGCGTCCCGTTCCTGTCGAGCGTCCCGGTTCTCGGCGACTTGACGACGGGCAAGCTCCACTCATACGCAGCCGACCAGGTCAAGCTCGCCACAGCCGCTCAGACCGCGATCTACGATGCCCGCATCGAGAAGATGGTGTCGGCTGCCGAACTGACGGCAGCAAACGCTACGCTGGCCCGTGAGCGCGCTCTGAGGCGGATGGCGGATGAAGCGGCGGCGGAAGCCGACAAGCGCGCCCTTGACGCCAAGCGGGGCGAGGAGGCCAAGGCGGCGGAGATAGAACGCCTCCGCGCTGAAGCCGACCAGGACGCCGAACTCTCCCGCCCAAACGATAAGGACAGGTCATGGTCACCAAAGCGCTAGCGGTCATCCTCATGGCGGCGGCTCTCGCAGCATGCCAGTCGAGCGACGAGAAGGCGGACACCCGCTTGCAGTCCGCGGCAGTTACCCGAGGGCAGGCGGCAGCACAGATCCCGCCCATCGTCCCGATCCCAGCCTGCATCGCCCATATGGAGCGCGTCCAGCTTCGAGACGAACCTTGGGTAATCTTCAAATTCAGATGGGAAGTCGCGGCCGACAACCGAGACAAGCAAGCAGACGACTGCGCGGCATGGATTGCCGATCTCAACCGGCGAAACGCATCGCTGGCGAAAGGGGGCAGCTGATGTCAGCTCAACCTTATGTCGGGCCGGGAATATGGATACGCGTCAAGCATCGCTTCGGTCCTCGCATCCCAGAATGGTTCATGGCAGGTCATATGCTGATGTTCGGCTATGTCCTGCTGTTGCCGACCCAGACCTTCAACCAGCCCGCCTTCGCTTCCTTCCGGCAGCTAGTACCATCTGAGGTGTTTCTCGGCTGGGCGATGCTGATCATAGGCTGCTTGCGGATCATTGGCCTCGTAATCAACGGGGCGAAGAAGACAGTCACTCCCCAGATCCGTGTTTTTTCAGCCAGCGTCGGCTGCATGATTTGGTCAGGCATCGCATATGGGTTCTTCTCTTCTGATGTCGTGTCAACGTGGCTATCGATCTACCCGCTGTTTGCAGTGAGCGAGATCGTCAACATCTACCGCGCAGCGCACGATCAGGGAGAAGTACGGAATGGAACAGCTAGCTAATCTGCCTCCGCTTGCCCTTGTCGTTTTCGGGGGGACGCTGGCAGTCATATTTGCGGTGCGGTATTTCGGCCTGGCGAGCGGCGCGAAGTCTGGTCCCGCAAACAGTCCGGCAGGGGCCCAGGTCGCGGCCGTTATCGTTGATCCTACCGCTTTAAACCGGCTCACGGATCAAGCTGTGAAGTTGAACGAGACTTTGAAGGACATGAATGACATCACACGAGACAAGGTGCGGGTGGATGGCCTCATGGCAACGGAGCTAGATCGCATCCGAGAGGAGCTCCGCATTCAGCGAGAGATAGGCAGGCGAGAACGATAAAGGCGAAGGGCTGGCTTTGGGGAGACACGCCCTTCGCCTGTCTCCTGAGCGTGTATCCAGAAACTCCCAAGCGACAGCCATAGGTTAGCCGAACTTCTAGGGACGGCAAGATGTCTCGGACGATAAAAAAGCCCCGCGCGATGGCGGGGCGAGTAGATGTCCAGAGTTGGCCACGGGGTCATTTACGTGGCCAGTCTGCAAACTTGCTGAGTGCTGGGAAGTTCCAAAGGCCAGCGACGTTTCAATTAAGCGTTCGTCGCGCCGCGTTTTGCTGTCGAGGAGAGTATCGACCGATAGAAACGAGATATGCTGCGATCTCCGAGACCAGGTGATCGGTTCGACCGTATTTCTCGCAGATAGCTTGGATCTGCGGCTCGGCAACCTCATAATCCTCCGGAGACAAATCGGCATCGCCGAAGTGGAACCCCGTTCCTCCCATGATGGCGACGATATCGCAGCCAGTGTCCGCAACATCCTGGACGAAATTCGGGATCTGATCTTCAGTCATAGTCTTCATGGGCGTTCTCCTTGAGGAATCGTGACTATGTCGCGACAGATGAACGCCGGCAAGTCGCAGATGTGAGAGTTCTCTACGAGCTGGAGGCCTTTAGCAACCCCTTGATTTGACTCGGAACGAATCACTTCGGCATCAGTTGATTCGCAATCACCATCAGCCGAGGTACCGCGTCATGGCCAACTTTACCCTTACCCCGATCGAGCCGCTCGAAGTCGAGATACGAGGCGTCGGGCAGTATGCTCCCGCCGAGACCGTCGAGGAGATGGTTGGGTTTCTCACGTCGGAATGGCCGGACAAGACGAAGCCTGGCTTTCACAGCGCGCTGGCTCGGTCGATCGATGCGATGGTCATGGCAGCTGAGCCCGCTGCCGCCCGCGCCGCCTTCGTCGATGCTGCCCACGCTGCCGGCATGCATATCCTGCCTGACGACATGGCCGAGATCCGGAAGGCCGGATAAAAAAGACCCGGCCAGGGGCCGGGTCGACTGGAGATGGAGGTGGTGGCTCTACAATAGCACCATTGCCGGTTGACTCAAGAACATTTCGGGCGCTGGATCTCAGGCAATGTCAACTCGCAGGGCGCTATTCGGGCAGTGCCCCATCTCAGAGCGGACTCGTAGCTAGATTAAAACGTGGAAAGCTCAACACGATGGTGAGGAGATCACACAGTGGAGACGCCGAGTTCTATTGTACCGCGAGTGACTGTTTGGGTGCCGAAGGCCCCGTACTTATTGAAAGACGCTGAGTTCATGCGCTTCGCAGGCTCGTGGCAATACGAGATAATGAGGCGATCATTCGCGCAAGTCATATCCTTTGAGACGGATTTTAGTGAAGAGAGGATAGCGACGCTGGAGACCGCTCGGCGGTTGCACGAGCGATTATGTGTGGCGAGGGAGGCCGTGTCCGACTGGTGCTTGCCTGCTCTTACCGAGACGTTCCAGGGCACCGGTGACCCAGCCTGCATTGCTCGCATCTTGGTCGGCGCATGCGGCGTCAAGTTAGACGATCATCAGAATATCGTTGCCACGTTTATTTTCCCCAATGAGGATGTGGCCGAGCGCTTCGAGCGCCTCATGTTGTCCTCAGGCAATACCTTTTCCTGCGTGTGACTTTGGATTGCAAGTGCGTGGACAGCAGACGGGATGCTGCGGCATGCCTCGTATAAGGGGCTGCGCGAGATGCAAGACAACACGGACGTGCTGGAAATTTAGATCGGCACAAAAAAAGCCCCGCCGAAGCGGGGCTGGTGTCAAGCGCAGGCAACGATCTTATCGTTCCTCGAATAGCTTATCCCACCGTCGTCCTGATTAGACGGCGGTACAGTAAGCACACTTTTGATGACCTCATCCTTTTTCCAGCGCGCAACACGAGCTGCAGAGCGCTCTTTCGCGCGCTCCATGAAGTCGATCTGCTGGTCTCTGTTCAAAGGCTTCATCATTTTACGTCTCCTACGGGGTAGAAGTTTACTCCAGAACTATTAACGCATTTCCTTGCGTCAAGGTTGCGTGAACATCCAGATCTGGATCCCATGATATGGATCAGGATGTGCAGGCACGTAGCCGCGATTGACGAACACACTGCCAACGCGTCCGTATTTTACCAAGGCCTTCTGTGGAAGGTAGGCCTCATGCGTAGCGATTACTACTTCCACTGGCGCAACTTGGTCAATTAGCATTTGTGTCGCAATGCATATGGCCTGAAGAACCAATTGTCTATCTATACTATTGGTTATCGTGTTCCGTGTTTCCAGCCCGTCCAT